TATGTAGTGTTAAAAAAGGTATTGTTTGCAGATTCTTTATGTTATTTTCTTCTATCGTATCACTACTATATATATAATACACTTTATTCGGAATACCATTTATTTTAACATTTCTAAATCTAGTTTTAAAACTTTCTATATCGTCACATAACGTCGACGTGAAAATGACCACATCACAATGCACTGACAAGCCCACATTTGATGCAGATTTGATTGAAAGCAAGCGAGTAATAGAGTTGTTAAACCTTTGTTCGTCACGACTGGAAATCGCCCTAGATTTAATAATTCGCACTTTTCCAGCGTTCTTCCCGCTTTTTATGTACCTAGGAATACCATTATCATCAACATCAATTTGTTCTGGAATATCATCATGATAATCTCCACATTGATACCCTTCTTGTCTTAGATATTCAGATACAGCATTAGCAAATTGGTCATTTTTATTAACTATCAATATTTTAGCAGTGTCATTTTCTTTTACTATTTCTAATATCTTTTCTAACTTAAGTTCATTTTGTATAACTAGTTTTCTTCTTTTATCAGCAATGTTAAAGAAATTACAAGCTCTTTCGTATAGAGCATTAGGATTATAAATATCATCTAGTTGTCTATTATAATCCTGGCTTGTATCTAAAGTTTCACTCCATCCATTATTTCTAGCAATAGTATCTCTAATTTCGGTAGCACTAGTATTTGTTTTAGAATTACCACTTCTAGCCATGTTTACCATTTCTATGCTACCAAATACAGATATTGTATCATTAGTGTATCTAGTATATTGTTTATATAGTTCTCTATCATCATTAGATAAGTCAACTGGACATAATTCTCCCTCTACGGGGCGTGTCACATCACTACGATAATCTTGGATAGCAAATCCAGCATCTGGACAAGTTCTACGAATATAATTTATAAAATTACTATCCATAATATTCTCAGTTAGTAATATGAGTCCAAACTTATTCTGTTCTATCAACTTTAGAAATATTTTTTCTTCTATAAAACTACCAATATATATTAAACAATTATATTTATAATTATAATAAGGATTAATAAATCCTGTAGTTAAACATACTATATTATTAGCAAATAAATCAGGATTTATAATCTTTTTCAAAGATGCTCTATCATTAAAATCATCTACTGCTACTAGAATCTTTACAGCATTATTCTTTTCTACCATTCTTTCTATCAAAGTTTTAACTATGGTAAATCTAATATCTTCATCAAGACAATACATAGACATTCTACATCTCATATTACGAAATGTATTTAATACTCTATTAACTAGTAATGTATCATTCATCGTCAAATAATGTATTATATTGTCCACTATATTTCTTAATCAAAGTTTTACCGGCTTTACCTCTACCAGGTTCTTGTCCAGGACTAATTCGAAGTTTAATAGGGTCTATGATTTTCATACATTCATTATAATAATAAGTATAATTAATATTTCTAACAGCAATATTTCTATCATCTAATGTATTAAGCACAGTAACATAATATCCAGCAGCCATATTATTCATTTGACCTGTAGTTACAACTACATTTCTAACTTTATAAATACTTCCTCCATCCAAAGATACATAAAATCTTACATATCTTTGTAGTTCAGTAGTTTCAGTTCCTTTTTTAAATTCTACATGAAATTGTTTACCAACATTTTGTGTTTTACAAAACATTAATATATTATCTTCATTATACAAAGTATCTAAAATAGGAACTCCATTTAGGAAATATTCACTGACTGCTTTAGCAACAATAGGCATATCATATCCTTTAGATAAATCAACTAAATACATATTAGGATTTAATGCTCCTTTATATGTTACTTTTCCATTAAACTCTTGACAAATATAATTATTGATATCTCTATTAATATAAGCTTTATACTCTTCACTATCAGCACTTAGTCCTGTATATTCCATCCATCTATTAGCTATTTCATCAAATGTTTCTTTTTTATCTTTATATAATTTAACTACAATACCATCTGTATTTGCAGATACAACTTCTATACCATTAAGTTCTAGTTCTTCACATAGCATCATAATCATTAACTGACCATTTATTGTTACTTTTAGCACTGCAAGTCTATCACAAATATCACCATATTCATAACCTAACTTACCATATATACTATTAATAACAATCTTTAATGCTTCAGCTAACAGTTTCTTAGGAATACCATCTATATAAGGCTCTTCGCTATGTTTAGCAGCAATTCTAGTATCTCTTAACCATTTAACTAGTTTACAAAAAGTAAAAGTATCCATGTGCTTAGGAGCAACTTTATATACAGATATAATACTAGGATAAAAACTAGAAATATCCCAATGTACATAAATGTAATCATCGCTTTCCATAGCCTGCCATACACTGCCCGTAGAGGGAATGATAGCTGGTACTTTACTCTTTAATTCTCTAGGAATATCTTGACTATGTAATCCTCCAGTAGCAATAGTATATACTAAATTACCAAGTTTAATCTCTTTCTTAAATGAATCTTTACCTATACTATAAATAGTCACATTTTTCATCTCTTCTAAAAGATTTTGTAACTCTGGAGTTTTAAATTTAATATTATCAAAGATAACTTTATTAAAAGCCATAGCTCTTCTTTCAGTTTTCTTTTTACCCCATCTTTTATAGTCAAGACCACTAAATTCAGAATAAAACTTAATAAATAATCTATCAGCTATATTACTTCTAGAACTATTAAGTAAATCAACTTCATATGCTTTAGTTAAATTATATCGTAATTTAATTTCATCACTATATAATCTAACCATTTCAGCAACTATGAAAACATCATTTGCATTATATTTCATAGTATCTGCAATCCAATCATCTATAATGTATCTATCCCATTTCTCTATTATCTTACTTAATTGTTTATCTGTATAAGGATCGAAAACATCTTTATTATAATAATGTCTATCAACATTTGATATATCTGGTAATTCATATTCTATAATATCATACCATTGAAGGTTAATACTAACTTGTTTAAGTCCTTTACCATAATATTTCTTTTCACCATTATCATCATTCATTGCACCTACTTTATTAAGTGCAAATACTTTCATTATATCTATATCTTTATATGGCAATTTATAATTCTTTAATGTTTCTATATAATAATCTTTTACGTTATCATCTTTATCTTGTAATTCTATAATCTTTTTACTTGTAGTATATAGTTTAGTGATTAACTCTTTAGTATTATTACATTCCGTTGCATTCATTAACAGACAAGCAATCATCAGCTTATCATAAGACATACTATTATAGCCAAAAACATCGTTTCTAATAGCAACACCATTTTCACGATGTGGTATCATAGCATTAATGAATCCAATCATTTGTAATAACTGGTCATCATTTTTATCAGTAATATAAAAAGATTTAGTATTTACTTTACTTAATCTATCTTTGATTTCTTCTACTGAAAGTTTTTGAGTTAAAGGAATTGCTTTATCATTTATAACACAATCCTCAAACTTATTCATATAATCTATTATATCTACAAATACAACTGAAAAGAAATTAGGTAGGACTTCAACATCATAAGCCCACATTTTAATCATATTGTTATATTGTATAAAAGTAATTGATTAATGTTTAATTCTATCACTTAGTATAGAACATTCTATATACCAAAATAGCCATACAAGTTGAAGAAAATAAATACTTCCTTCGTTAGTTTTAATCCAATTTAAAGTTAATGTTGGAAGAAACACAAAACATTCAACTACTTTACCTACTGCTATTTTCATAATTACAAAAGTTTTTATTCAACAGCTACATAAATCTTATTACCTGCCACATCTAGCAACCAAGGTTCAAGATACTTAATAGCCTCTTCTCTATCCAAAGATGCCTTATCAATTTTCCACCGTTTAATAAGTGGACTGAAAATACCTACATCAAAGTATATATCATATACTTCAGGCTCAGTTCCTTCTTCATATTGGCCTTTAGCAAACCTTCTTACTATCTTAATGTTTGTCATAATTACAATAGTTTTAGTTCGTTTAACTTTAAAATCATTTGTATACAAGCATCAATAGGATCAGCTTCTATAATTAATTCTAAATCAGAATTATCAATTCCTAAATCCCATTCTATTGCTTTATATGAAGATAAATTTACTGAGGCATCTTCATCAATAGAATATGCTGTTTTATTTAAAATATCAAGTAATGCTGCAAGACTCCAACAAGGTTTTTCTGTACCTATTCCATTTTTGTATGGAATAGCATAAATTATATCATAAGCATAATACATATCCGCACTATCAAGCGGAAGTATCTTTGCTAACTGTTTACTTTGTTCAAGAGTAGTATATGATTTCATAATTGTATCATTTTATTTATATCCTTAATAAACTTATCCTTCAAAACTTGTTCTCCAACAATCATAATATAAGGATTAAATAGTCTATAAACTTTATAAGTATTAATAATATTTTTATCAATTCTAGATAAATCTACATTACCAAAAGCAAACAACTTTTTACCTATGAATTTAGACAACTCATAATTCAAAAATGTATTACAATTTATAATACAAGCATCATGAATATTATAATTGCTCACATTGTAACATTTAATATCCCTAGTAACATAGAAATCCTCATATAACCGACTGCCCACAATGTCCAATAGAACCTTAGCACAACTAATATAATCACCTTTCTCTACTAAACTATAAGATGGTAAAACTATTACTTTATCAGCAAATGAATTACCAAATCCGAGTTTTATAGTTTCACCATCTTTTGCGTATAGTTTAGCTGGACAATTATAACAAGTTTTTACTCGTTTTATTTCATTTCGAGTATCAATATGTTTAATTTCCATAGCATAATATTAATTGTTTTCGTGCTCTAGAACAAGCAACATATAACATACGAAGAACTTCATCAGTATTAGTCCGAATACGATTATTTCTATCAAAAACTATATCATTAATATCAACAAAAACATTATCATATGTAGAACCCTGAGATTTATGACTTGTAATTGCAAATCCATAATCTATACTAGCTCTAGTTTTAATGTTATTATTTCTATCAACAATATTAGTAATTAGAAGATATTTTTTCTTGAAATTAAAGTATTCTTTCCATTTACTAACTCTTGTTCCTCCAGTTGCTTGTTTTGCTGATACTAATAGTTCATTTAGAGTTCTATCATATAATATAATACTATTAATATCTTTACTATCAATAACAAATAATGGAGAAGTTACTTTTCCACCATGGATTAATTGGAATTTTACCATATATCCTTTAAATCCATAAGTAGAATCAACATAATTGACAATATCTTTAATAATATATTCTTCTGAATTAATAATTACAGGAGAAAGAAAATCATCAACAATAGTTTCATTGCTCATAATTAAATCATTCTTTGTTAGAACTCCTTTATCAGAGCCTTTAATGATATAATTTCTAACATAATTATTCCAAGATGAAATTCTTATATTAGTATAAGCAATAATTCTATACATATCAATGTTTTCTGTAAACTTTTCATCATTAAAAGATATATCAATACATTGCTTAAACCCTAAAGGATTTGTTATAGTAAATCCTTCTCCAACTTCGTTATAATAGCTTTCACCAATATGCTTAGATATATAATTTATAAAATTAAAACTTCTATTATCAATATCTTTTCTAAGCATTTGAAGCAATCCTCTAATTGGATTATCTTGTTCTTGTCTAACAATAGTAGTAAGATAATATATTTTTGCACATCTAGCAAATGCAGTACTTTTCTTTTCATTTACTGGTGGTAATTGATTATCATCACCAATAAATATAATTTTGATTTGTTTTTCCTTACAGGTTTTCATAATATAACCTACTAGACCTGCTGGTAGCATACTGCTTTCATCTATAAAAAGTACTCTAATATTATCTAATTTAGCTTTAGCTTTTGGATTAAATTGTGGTCTATCAGGATTAAAGTTTTCTAGATTTAAATCAAGTCTAAATCCAAAAGTAGCTTGAATAGTATATACATCTTTTCCTCCAATAGCAGAAGAAAATACTCTACAAGCTTTATGAGTTGGACTTGTACAACGAATTGCACTATTAGCATACTTGCAATTACTAATAATATAATTTGTTACAAAAGTTTTACCAACTCCACCTGGACCACATAACCCAACAGCATAATGATTTTTGCTAAATTCTGAGTTAATAAAGTCGATGATTCCATCAACTGCCTCCTTTTGGTCAGGAGTAAAGTTAACAGAATCACCGACTAATTTAGAATTAGCAACTTTTACCGGTAAGTTACTCATTTCTTTTTGAAGATTTTATTATAATTCTCTCTATAAAATCTACTTGCGGCAATGCATCTTTCATCCCATTCATCTTCCCATACTTTTTTAATTTTAAAAAAAGATAAGTTGATAATAGAATTACGGACTACATTTCCCTTAACTTTACATCCTGGACTAAAAGGTAAATACCCTTTTACATCTGGAAGACCATAATATTCATCTCTACGGATTAAATATCTTCTTCCATCTAGTAATTTTTTTGGATATATAATCTTTATTCCAGCAACACTGAAACAATCAGGATGTATAGGAAATTCTCCATATTCACATCTAATAACGTAAGAACCATTCATAGTAATATGAACAATTCCTTCAACATTAACATGAATATTTTCAGTTTTAGTTATTACTTTATACTTACTTTTTCTTCCAGTAGGTATTTTAGTAACAACTTCAACTTTAAAACTAAAACTAGGCATTGGTTCTTACTTTGAAGTTCTTCATCTTCTTTCCCAAAGCTCTAGGAGCATCACTAGTAGATTCTTTCTTTTGGCGCTTAGTAGCTTTATTAGGAGCTGCTTTTTCAACATTAGCAACATTGGCTTTTTGTTTAACCCAAAGTTGAACATAACCATGATAATGTACTAGGTAATCAATCTTACCCCATGTGCCATTGCCACATTCAGTAGTACCAATGGTAACTTCAATTCTCTTGTCATAATAATAGACCTTAACATCTCTTTTCTTGTTAAGTGCCTTAACGACACTAACTTCATCATAAGTTTTCTTTCTCATTTTACGTTAGTTTTAAAAAGTTAAACAAAAAATGCTAGAGTAGTTATAAGTTAAACTACTCTAGCATTATAAGTTGTGGTATAAAAGCATTTTGTACTTCAATACTTCAACTAACCACATTTTAAAATAACTATTATTTAGCTATCATAAGTTTTATTAAGTTGTTCATTACCTTAATCATATACTGCTCTAACGATTATATGAACAAATGCATATTATTATGTATACATTAATATTTTGTGCACAAATACTAATTTCAACAATAATACCATTATAATCTCGCGTGCTCCCAACAGGGCTTGAACCTGTGACCTTCTGATTATGAGTCAGCTGCTCTAACCAACTGAGCTACAGGAGCTAAAATAATATTATTATTTATTTGTACGCATTGTTAAACTTCTTGATAAGTTCTATTGACTTCTCGTGCGCTTTTACACATTCTATTGTTGGACTTGTTAAACGAATTAGAGCTTTCGTTAAATTATATACCCCATAACAAGCCATAGCAGACCTATAAAACTGTTCAAAATCAGTTTCACATTTGTCTAAATCTTTTTCTGCTTTTAATAAGATTTCTATTTGTGTCATAATATCAATTATTATATTAAACAATATGTTAATTATCTCTAGTAGCAATATCGGGAATCGAACCCGAATTTCCACCTTGAAAGAGTAGCGTCCTAACCTTTAGACGATATTGCCATAAATACTATTACTACTTTCACAAGCAATAATAGTAACATGAAATGCAAAAAGGGAAAATATCACATTAGTACCCCAAGAAGGACTCGAACCTTCAACCCACAGTTTAGAAGACTGTTGCTCTATCCTTTGAGCTATTGGGGCAATAATAGCTATAACCCTTGCAAGTACACTAGCAACCATCCACCAAGATGCAATTGAAAGTTATATATAATTCTAGCTATTGTACCGCTAGTGGGATTTGAACCCACACGACCAAATGGTCAATGGATTTTAAGTCCATCTTGTCTACCAATTCCAACATAGCGGCTAATATTGCTACTATCTTCACAGACCGTAGCAATCGGATAACCTTTCTCTGTTTACCCATTAACGAATTTGTGTATATTTATCTTTCTGTCCCATATAAGATATTGTTTATCAAATAAAACAATACTATTGTTACCTTTGTTATAGGTGATGATTCCCTCTACGGGGAAATTTATAACGCCCTTATAGGCAAAACCTGATTCAGTATTTGCTTTGGTAACTATGTAAGTTTTGTGTTTTTGGTCATTGAACTTGATAAATAAAACATTATCTTCATTGACCTTTACTCCAGACATATTAATAATGTCTTTAATAATTTCTTTATTAAATGATACTAATTGAGCCATAATATAAAAGTTTGAAAAATTAAAATCTGCGCTCTCTAACGAGGAATAGTTGTACCGCGTATGGTAGATTAATTTTAAAGTTAGACGAGCGCAGACACAAAATATGAGCGAATTAGAGGTCTTTAGTAACCCCATCACGAATATCCTTAATTACTTTTGGCAAAAGATTGAATATAAAATATCCAACACCAATACCAATAAGAATATAAAATATTGTTATAATATCCATACCTTAAAAATTGTCAAATGTTTCTTTGTAATCTTCGTAACTAGTACTATCAGGATTATCAAGAAGATAATAATGATAGTAACAATATCTTATATATTCTTCGCATTGTTGAGAACAAATTGAATCATAATAAGCAGGAACATTTTTAAGTGCCCAATCATGGAGTTCTTCTCCACTTTGAATACACTTAACTTTGTAAGGTATAGTAAGATAGTTTGCATACTGAACATCATTAAGACAATTATAACGATGCTCAATATCAATCTTACCTGTAACAAGACCAAAGATAAAAAAGATTAGCCCAAATAGTACAAGTTTTATTGTATTCCACATAGTTCTATTTATATTATGTGGTTTAACAATTAGCAATGTTTAACTCTAAATAACTGTAACGGCAACCATTGCCGTAATTGCCGTTACAGCTTGTTGAGAACTGCCCGTAGAGGGAATGATAGCAGAAGCAAGTTAGTTATTTGCTTCTTTTGCTTCTAATTCCTTAATACGAGCAATCATATCTTCACGACTCATAGACTCAAAACGATTTTTGTCACTTTCAAGTTCTCGAATCTTATCCACACAAACACTGTTAATATTAGCGATAGCGTTAGTAATCTGTTTATGCAAATCTCTAAGATTAGCACTAATATCCTTTAGCATTGTAATACTATCAATGCTTTCAATAGCACTAGCAATATTACCATTAAGGATATTACAGAGTTTAACTGCAGGATGAACATCCTTACAACGTAATTCTCTTGTGGCATTAATAGCCGTATCTTTCTCCATCATCTGGAGAAGTTCTTGTATCATCTTCTGCATCATAATTTGTGTCAATTTTATCTATATCTTCTGAGAATATCTCATTAGACATTTCTACTTCGTATTCACTCGGCATTGTCATTTTCAGTTTCTTGAGCAACTTCCTCTACTCCCTCAGAAAGTAAGTTATTCTGAAAAGCAATTTCAGAATCACTGACTTTCTTCACTTGACCTTCAAAGATTTTGTCCAAATTGGCATCTTTCAGGTCAAAAGTAGGCTTATATGTTACGAAATAATTTGCGAAATTATTTACAATAACATTCAGCAAAACCATTGCACTTGCTTGAAGAGCAAGATAGAACTCCTTAGTTGTGTAAGGATAGTCATTACGAATAGGCATAGACTTTACGCCATCTTCGGTTTTAGGATATTTAATAATAGAATAAACTCCATTATTAAATTCAACGAAAACTTTTTGCCCATCTTCAATATCGCCGTTATGACGATGAAGATTAATCAAAACCTTAGAACAATATGTTCTAATATCCTTATTGGTTTTAAGGACATGAACAATAGGAGCAATGTTTTTGGGCAAACCTCGTTTAGCACTACCATTTTCATTTTCACGACTTTGAGCATTTTTGCTTCTATTAAATGCTCTACGAGTACTGTTAAAATTCTTTTTGATATACATAATATTAAAATGTTTATTTGTTAGACGATGCAAATATAATACTAGTTTTCGAACTACAAAAATATTTCATAAAATTTTTAAGTGATTAAATGAATTTTATAAAGTTGTAGCAAGAAAACTAGTATTATCTGCATTATCGGTAGATATAAATCAATATAAAAAAGTCGTTAACATTTTAAGACAAGTTCGATGCAAGAATTTAGACATTAGCAGTTGTTATACTATGTACAACAACTGCTAATTATCTATTTGCAAGTTTTACATTGACATCATCATGGCATTCATTTGTTTTTGACGACGACGCTCATTACGCAAATCACGAGCATATTCCATAAGATAACCCATGCCCATGTTGCTAAGTTTAATATTCACGATAAAATCACGAATAGTATCTTCTTCGCTAACATAAACATCAGGATTAGCTTTGGTGCTAAAAGGATTGACAAACTCTTCGTTTTCTGGAGTGAAAACTTGAATAATATCAATAGTTGCACCAGTAAGGATTTGCTCCATGCATTCAGGTTCGTCAATCACATGACTAGCAAGCCAAGCAAAAGGAAGCTCTCGAATAACACTAGCAATAGCAAAAGTGTTAGTGTAAAGCGTTTTATGCTTACCATCAACAGCATATTGACTAGTGCTAGGGATTTTCTTGTTCAATGTGACGTTCACTTGCGTGTAGTTTGCCTTCTCATCAAACGAAATTCGCTTGATTACTAAGCCGTTCCAACGCTTGTTGTTCTTGTCCTTCAAGATGTCACGACAGATTTGTGCAAATGACTTTTCTTCATCATCATTAACACGTTCAACGTCATCATCGTCATCATCGTCGTCTACATCTTCAAGTTCATCGGCATCAGCTTCGTTGTTAACATTAGCATCAGCTTCTGATTTAGCCTTCTTAGCTTCTTCTTCGACATTCTTGATAATATCATCAAGTTCGTCAGTTCTTTCTTTCTTAGCCATTTTTCAAATTTTTTTAAAAGTTCAATAATTAAATATGTTTATTAAATAGAAACTAATACTATTATCAATAATTTAAACCCATCTATAGGTAATAGTTTTATGGCGTTTATTGATAATAGTATTAGTGGTATTCTTAAAGTTCGGCAAATCCGATGAGTTCAGTTTGCTCTAGTTCGTGTTCTCCTTTGTAGGGATAAGTATCTGACTGCTCATTGTCCCAGTCAGAGTAATTACCCTTTTTACCAGTAGTGGTAAAAGTTTGAGCAAGTTCGGCAGTTTTGAAATAGTAAGTTCTAAGTACAAGATGAGTGAGAGTAATAGTAGCATCGGTAAGGTTAATAGCCTTGACAATACACTCCACATCCTCACCACCTTTTCTTATCACAAAACTGCTTCCAACTTCCGGCAATTTAACATCACCAGAAAGATAAAGAATAACCTCTTCATCTAAACATCCAATAACTTCAATTACTCGGTCAACAAAATCCTTCTTCAAAAGAAGTGCTCTATCAGCAGAAACTCCAGGTTCAGCGCTTACTCGGTTAATTAGACCTTCAAGTGCTAATTTTTTAATTCGTTTGTCCATTGTTCTATCTATTTTAAGGACAACAACTTAACTAGAATTAATAATTACAATAACGGCTCTAGCATTTACCATTATCATAATGACTATTTTTATATGTTAAAACAATCAAAATTTTATATGTTATCTCTGTTTTTGAGGTATTACCTGTAAGGTTTGTTATAAGATTACAATTTAGATTTGTAACCTTATAATTAAAAATAATTGCAACGATAGCCATTACGACTATCGCTGCAATATTAAATCTCACTATAGAGTATTCTTTGGTTCTTTATGAACCTGTCATAATCTCCATTTGGGATTTGGATAGAGCTATTTTTAATGGAGATAGATGGCATATCTCCACCAGTTACTTTAATTGTAATATATTCAGCAAAACTTGTGTTTTTATATTGCTTAAAAGCTACAAGAGTAACATCAAAGATTTCGCTGTGATCCCACATACAATCGTAACCATATCTTTCTAGAGAGAGTTTTATTGCTAAATCAATGGAATAATCCACTGATAAATTTGCAGCATAAACTGCAATATGATACGGCAATTTTATCTTTAATAATAGCCTTCTCATTTTATGTCTAAGTTTCTTATTTGTCATGTCTATTCTGAACAAAAGAAACAACTATGGGGAGAACAATAACCATCTCCCCTTTGGTTAGCCACTATTTTGTCTATGACCTTAGGAATAGTCTGAACCCAAGTTTGTCATTAAGGTTTTTGTACTTTTATATACTTCTTTTCAGGCTTACCATTTTTATTGATTTTGCCTGTAAAGTAAAAGTAACCACCTCTTGGACCACGATACACAGTAACTTTCTTACCATTAACTGTGTAATCACCTACTTTTTCAGCAGGTTTATTACTCCTTTTGGTGGTGTCAACCTTAACAACAGCAACTTTGCCGTCTTTAATAACAAGTTGTTCTTGTGCATTACACACAAAAACAGAAAGTATTAAGGATAACAAAATTGTTATCATTTTTAGTTTCATATTTCACGTTAACAACTCAAAATCTTATATGTTTTCTTTGATTTTGAGGTATATATCTATTAATAGTAGTAGCATACCTAAGTACACCACTACTATTAATAGATTTACTAGAAAAAACTCCAGTGCTGCCACCACTCAACACTGGAGTCATAGTATTAATACTTATAGGATGCCGTCGAGCATTTTGTCAACCGACAACTCCACCTCCTTTTGGCGGAGCTTCTCTAGCTGCTCTGCATAGTACTCTTTCGGGACAAACTCGATACCGAGTTCCTCTGCCTCTTTCTTGTCGCGGAGCTGCTGCTCGCGTCGCAGTTGGAGCAGTTTCTCGCGAGCCCCTTTGATTTTGAACAATGGAGCCAGCTCCACCACATCCATCTTCAAGGCCTTGAGCTCCTTCTTGAGCTGCTCAGCTACACCAAGTTTCTCAGCAAGCTTGTCTGTAGCTAGGCCACGAATATATTGAGCAACCTCAGCAGTAGCTCCATTCTCGTCAGTAGCCTCGACAAGAGTCTTGCTCTGGAGCAACACCACCTTTGCCCCTTTGAATAAGGGGTAAATGTGGTTAGCAAAAGCATCGTCCGGCTTAGCCTTCTCCTCATCCTTCACCTCCTGGTCGAGGATGTCAGGCTCCCACTTGGGGAGCAACGAGAAGTAGACATCACCGCAAGGCAGCTGGCGTATGGACTTCTTCAAGTCCACCCACAACACTCCGACAGAGGACATCTCCCCTTTCTCGTTGTTGGCTTCCAGCACTTCATCGAGATGCAGCTCCACTTCCTTGCGGAGCACAGTCTCTCCCTCTTTGAATGCAGAGGGCAACTCACGATTCCAAACCGTGATACCCTTTACATTGGTGACTACGAGTGTAACTTGGTCATTCAGATTCTTCTTCATGACATTAAATGGCCTCGACTTCCGCCCAACCTTGGGCTTTAGCTGTACCAGTAACTCCCTCAGTTTATTTATACACTTCTTCGGGGTTAAGTGTAGCACAATCAGCATTATCCTAGATAACCTGGCTTGCCGTTACTTGCAAGACTTGGTGGAGGAGCAAGCTCAACTCCATTGAGTGATGTGCTATATCACTCGAAATTTTATTTGTTATATCTCCTTTTGAGGTACAATATCCACAAAGATACAATATATTTATCAATACTATAATAATAGTAATACTGACAAAATAATATTTAATATGTATTTAAGTATGGGGGTATTGACATTCGATATTACTATACGGGGGCTTCATAGTGGCACCTCCCCTCTTACAATCTTCAACCAAATTTCCACTACTCTTACTTTAAAACACTCAAAAACTTCACTAAACCCTTATACTCAACACTAACTTTAACTCCTTAATCAGCTCTACTTAAAACTCTTGCTTAATCCTAACTTAAATCTCTGACTCCACCTTATTAATTTTTATTAATAACTTCAATTACTTCAACATTACTAAAATTATTATCAAAAACTATAACAAGACTACGGGGTACTTTCATTTAAGTACCTAGAACAATAATACTGCTATTATTACCAGCTTTACTTGTAAGCTCTCTTGCTTCAATATTACTCAAAAAAGTGGTCGTGTCTTTATTAATATTAGTTACTATAACTATATTAATATTAATATTTATATATACTTATATATAAATATATAATTATATTTATATATAAGTATATATAAATATAATTAGGTATTCTTTTATATAATAATATATTTATATATTATTATATAAAAGAATACCTTATATAAGAGGAAGCATCTTTTACAATTTTTAACATAATTTTTCTTGGTATTGAACAAATAGTTCATTATCTTTGTACCGAAAGTATTAATCAAGTTAATTATAGTAATATGCTTATTAAAGTTGACGATGCTATTCCTGGTGGAATTTATCTAGATAAAGAAACTTCTACTTATGCAGATAGTAATGATATTATTAATCTTGCTATTCTAAATGAAGATAGTAATACTCTTACTCTTACTGCTGATATTATTGCTAGACTACTTAAACTAAATGATAGTGAAACTGAAGTTTATAAAGTTCTTCTTACTCTTATAAAAGAAACTGGAAGAAATCAAAGTCTTATTACTCACGTTATAGATAAAGCAATAGAAAGTTATGGTAAAACAATGCGAGCTTATTATAAAGCTATTAAAGGTCTTATAGAAAAACGAGTAGTTAGCAGTTGTGGTGTAGATTATATTAAAATTAATATAAATTATAATTTCTCAGATAAATTCAACACTGAACCAAAATTTATTGTCATTAGACTTACTGACAATAGATAATTAATAATTCAAATAATTAACAGTATGATTACATTAAAAAGTGACAGATTAAGTTACGGAATTAATCTTCCTACATCTGTAGATGAGATTACTAAAGAAGTTTTAGCTGAAATTACTGTTCATATTAATCTTCCTAAGTATTATGCAGTTATAGCACTTTGTAAGCAAGTTAATCTTGCTCAATTTCTTTTAGCAACTAGTGGTAACAAGAAGGCTAATATTAGAGTCAGTGTTACTCCGGTGCTGGCAAAGATTGGTGACGAAGCTGCAAAGGAAATTAATGCTGAAGCAGGTAAGCGAGTAGTTATAGCAGTCAGTGATCTTGAAAGAGGTGACCATTTGTATCTTAATACTATGATTACTGATAATAATGTTAGAGAATACTTAGATTCAGACGAGTCTCTTCGTAGAGATATTTTTGCTGGAACTAAATTCAAGAATGAAAATGTTTATATTATTGAGTTCAAGATTGTTCCAGTAAATGCTATTCATGGTTGCATTACTGCCACTAGAAAGATGGGTAATGACCCATTTTTAGTAAAAGAAGAAGATAAGTAAAGCTATCTTGCTGCAATCATTCCTCTACGGGGAAATTATAAAAAGCAATTACAGCAATTACTGTAACGATGGCAATAGTTGACTATAATGATGATTTGGCTAGTGATTTTTCAATAATAACTAAAAATACTGACGATATTATTTCGGAAGCATTTAAAGATGAAAATGAAAAATTATTAGCCAAATCTATTATTGAGAATCTTGAAAAAGATGCTGTTGAAGGAATTAAACGAGGACTAACTATTAAAATTCCGAGAATAGGTAATTACCGATATAATCCGATAAGAAAAAGAATATCCGAACATTATAGTGATTTTAAACAAGCTAGAAAGAGTATGACTAAAGAAGAATATAAAGAATATGTAGGTGGTAGTATTGATAAATGGAAGGAAGAAGAAAGGAATAAAAATTTTGATAAATTAAAAGTTAAAAGATATAGAAGTAGATTTAAAAAACAATATGAACATTATGCACTTAAACTTGGAATTTTATATGCTAGTCTTTGGTTTAGATTTCTATTAGAAGTTAAACCTGTTGAGTTTGATATAGAATTAGAAAGACATTTACAATATTTATATGGCAGCAAATCATCTTAATATAGATAAAATGCTAACAGTTGATAATACTGGAATGCCTTGTCCTCCAGATATTAAGCAACTATTAGATAGAGATTTAGCTCTACTATATCTTCGAGATAAGTCTAAAGATAAAAGAAATTATCTAAAAGAATGTGGAGTTATATATTATTTTGGTGACCCAAAAAGTCCAGCTCATCAACAAGGTCTTAGTGATAAAGAAATACTTAAATTATGTATAGATAATTTTGATTTAGATAAAGATTATAAACCCGATGCTTTAGTTAAGAAACTTATAGATAAATATTATGTTCAAAATATAACTGAGGCTGGCATGGCTTTAGATGCCTTACGTAAGTCTGTTCATCTTGTTACTCTTGCTGCAAATAAGATTAATCAATTTTTAAATGATAAATTGCAAGATGCTGTATCTAAAGAGGATATTCAATTATATTTAGCAATGCTTAATAATGTTTCAAGTAATGTTAAAGAGTTACCAAATCTTATGAAGTCTATTAATGTTGCTTATGAAAATCTTAGAGCAGAAGAAGAAGAACAACTTGCTAGAGGTGGTAAACAAATATTAAGTTCAATGGACGCAGACGAAGAAATACTATGAGTTTACAACTTAGAGATACCAGATATAATGACATTCAACTTATTTTCAGAGAAGATGGTCATAAATATACTGATACTTTAGGGAACGAATATTTAAGTACTACTACTTTTCTTCACGATTATCAACAACCATTTGAATATGATTATTGGTTAAGGAAGAAAGCAAAAGAACTTAAAATCAGTCCTAAAGTGTTAGCAAATCAATGGGATTCTATTAAGAATGAAGCTTGTGATAGAGGTACTAGAACACATAATGGATTAGAAGATGGCATTAAGGATTCTTCAATGTTTAAAAATGCTATTAGATACTTGGAAAGAGGTGAAGGTAAAATGATTACTGTAGCAGACCTTCCTGATATTAATAACAGAGTTAAAGAGTTAGATATTGAAGAATTTAAGCGTCATACTAATTATAAATATGAAGATGTTTATAAAGTGTTTGATTTTTATACTTCTAGAGGATATAAGATTTATTCAGAAATAGGAGCATTTTTAATTGACTATTTAATCTCTGGAACTATTGATGTTTTATGTATTAAAGAAGATAAATTTGTAATTGGAGATTGGAAAACTAATAGAGGTGGACTTAAATTTGAAAGTGGATATTATAAAAAAGATAAACAACAAAAACCAGCACAACAAACAAATATTTGGTGCCCTAAAGACTCTAGACTTCTTCCACCTGTAAGCAATCTTCAAGATTGTAATGGTTCTATTTATAATCTTCAACTTTCTATGTATGCTTGGATGGTTGAGAGTATATTAGGAATTCCTTGTGCTGGTTTATGGCTTTGTCATATAGATAGTGATTTTATTCTTAATGAATACGGAATGCCTAAACGATTCCCTGATGGTTTATATCATATTAAAGATAATCCAGTAGAAAAAGTAACATTGCATAAAATGAAATATTTAAAGCAAGAAATAGCAAATCTTCTTAAAGATAGAAGAAAAGTTATTAACGCTACAATCAATAAAGAATTTAATTTGTTTTAAGATGAAAAAGTTATTGTTAGTACCATTGTTGTTATTCGGACTTAGTTGTAACAAGACTATTGCTGATAAAGATGTAATAGTTGATACAACTGCATTAGCCTGTTATAATCTGCCCGTAGAGGGAATGGATAGTATAATAGCTGCAATTAGATATGATGATAGCATTAAGTATGCTGCAATATTTGATAGTATTGTAGATTATTACGAAGATGCATCTAAAATAAAAGATAAAATCTATGAAAATAAAATAAATGATGTAGAAATTAAAAATGATAGTTTAAGAGTTGAGTTATTTAAAGCTCAATATAAACTTAATAAAATAAGTCAATATAATGCTATTGCAGCAAAAGGTAATAACATTAAATATTTAAGAGGTTGGATTCGAAGAGCATTAGAAGAATGATTGAAGTAATTAAAGACGAAGGAAGATTTAAACTAGTAAGAGTTACACATTGTTATAAATCTAATTATGATAATTATTTTGTAACAAGTTGGCTTGAACTTAGATTAAAGAGAAGAATACTCCCAGATATAACAATTAAAACAACTGAAGATACATATAATAATACATTGCATTTACAAGGATTACTTAGACGATTACAGAAATGAATATAATTTGGAAATGGTTTATAAATAGTAATCATTATAAACATTTTAGTGCTTGTGTAATTATAGCATTAATTTGTGGATTTGTTCCATCTATGATTACTGGTATTGCTATAGAATATAAAGATTATTCCTGGGGAGGTAAATTTGATTGGAATGATATAATTGCTGATGTTCTAGGTGCAATACTGGGAACTGCAATTAGATTTCTAATATTAAAAGACATAACAAGAATAATATGTTAAATTTATACAAATTTAGTGCAGATTGGTGTTCAGGTTGTAAAACTATGGAACCTATAATCAAAGAAGTTCTTAAAGATTATCCTGTAGTAAGACTTGTTGAAATTGATGCAGAGAATGATGAAGATGGACTTCTTGACAAATATATGGTTAGAAGTTTACCAACTCTAGTGTTTGAAAGTGATGATAAAACTTTTACTAGGAAAATTGTTGGTACTTGTCCAGCAACTAAACTAGTTGAAGCTATTGAAAAATATTTAACAAGCGTTTTATAATGGCAACATTTAGTTCAGCACTTAAAAAAGTATTAGCATACGAAGGTGGTTATGCTAATGATAAAGACGATGCCGGAGGCGAAACTTATAAAGGTATTGCCAGAAGGTTTCATTCATCTAGTATAATGTGGAAAGAGATAGACAAAATAAAAGCAAATATTAAAGGCAGCGGAACTGCTGATATGAGTAGAAGAAAAACAATTAATAAACTTTTAGAGAATAATACTATAGTAAATAAAGAAGTAGAAAGAATTTATAAAAAAGAATATTGGGATACTCTTCATTTAGATGAAATGAGGTCTGAAAAGATTGCTTATCAATTATTTGAAACAGCAGTTAATATGGGAGTAAGTGCTGCAATTAAACTTGCACAAAAAACATTGAATGTTCCACAAAACGGTAAGTTTAATTATAGTTGGTTTGTTTTGTTGAAAGACCTAAGAGATGGATAAGAAGATAGTAATAGTAATTATATGTATTGCAATATGCTTTTGTGTAGCTTTAATTTGTGATACTTATAAATCAACTAGAGTTAATACTAATGCAGATATAGAATTAAAACTTGATTCATTAAAACAACTAATAGAAAATAATAGTAATTCTATAGTTGTTTATAAAGATATGATGAAAAATGAAGTTACGCAGATTGATTATATTAGTAACGACAGTGCTATTATATTGTTTAGAGAGTTGGTCAATGAACCTTCCCTCCACGGGGAGTTCTCAAAACGCTGATACAACTATAACAGTAACAATAGCAGAAGTTCGTGAAATAAATAAAAAACTTATTGAGCGTAAGTATTTGTTAAAAATAACTGAAGCACAAGATAGTGTAATTAATAATCAAGCTGAATATATAAATGAACAAGAGAGAGTAGTAGAAGAAACTAAGAGTGCGCTTTCGAGAGTAGATTTTCTTCATAATAGATTAAATAAAAAATTTAATATTGTGAAAGGCACAGCAATAGCTCTTAGTGTTGCTTTTACTATCTCTCTCTTATTTAATATTCTTAAGTAGTAATGGAAAGTTATCCTTTTCTTGATTATATTAATGAAGATAAATCTCATTATAAACATGCAAAGGATTGTGGATATGTTGATGATGATGATTTATTTTTGATAGGTGATAGTGGAGGATTTCTATTAAACATAAATCCTAAAGATAGATTTGTTAATACACATTTGCTTTATGAAGTTGCAGATTATTATAGAGCAAATGGTAAATTTACTAATTATAAAGTTGATAGCATTCCGCATAGACAATTTAGAAGAAGAGAACAATATAGACGAGTTCATGGATATTCAGCTCCTTGTTTATTGAAAGAAGATGGAAGAATAGTTAATGTTAGAATAACTGGTTCACATTATAATTTTTTAAATTATATTAGAATAGAACAGCTTGATACTAGAACAATTAAAAAAGGTATAACCAATACAGCAAAAAAGTTCTATGATTTTCCAAAGTTTTTTGATAGTCAATTTTGGATGTTTCATGTAATGGAATTTGCTGAAAATAATGGTTTTCATCTTATTATTGACAAAACTCGTCGTGGTGGTTTTTCTTATATGATGGCTGCAGATAGTGCTAATAGAGTTAATAATCAATCAAGAAAAGTAGTTATCCATGTTGCAGCTGATAAAAAGTATCTAACAAATACTGGTGGTCTTACTGATTTTGCAGTAAATGACTTAAAGTTCTATGAGGAAGCTACACCTTTTGTAAGAGGAATATTTAGTACAGTTAAAACTGACTTTAGATTAGGTTATAAATTACCTAATGGAGTTGAAGCAGATAAGTCTTGGAGAAGTTCTCTATTATCTGTGTCTGCAATGAATAATCCAGATTGCGCTATTGGTAAAGATGCAGTGGCTGTTAAAGTTGAGGAGTTATCTACTATGGATAATTTTGATGCTTTTATGGAAGTTACTGAACCTGCAATGCGAACTGGTGCTTATACAACTGGTATATTGATGGCTTGGGGAACTGCTACTAGTGGCAATATGCAAGTTTTTGAACAAAACTTTTATAATCCAGGTGCATATCATTTTATGCCATTTGAAAATGTATGGGATAAAGATTGCAGACAAGAAGTATGTGGATTTTTTAAACCTTATTGCTGGGGACTTCAAGGTGAAATAAATGGAAACTATGGAGTAGATGATGATGGAAATAGTAATATACTTGTAGGATTAGAGATTGCTAAAAAAGAAAGACTTGCTAAAAAAGAAACAGCAAAGACTTATTCAGAGTATATTAATTATTTAGGTCAGTATGCTAATACACCAAATGAATCATTTAGTAATGCTAGTGATAATATATTTACTAGCGAAGAATTAAATGAATGGGAAACAAGACTTAGAACTGATGATAGTTTAAAGTTTTATGTAGATGGACAATTAATAGAAGTATCTCCAGGTATTGTAGAATTTAGAAGTAATGAAAGACTTAGAGCTGAAGGTAAAAAAGTATATGATTATATATTTGGTGTTCCTAGAAGAAGTGGTGAAGATCCTCATGGTTGTATAAGAAGATTCTTTTCTCCAGAGAAAGTCACAGTTAAAACTGAGTACGGAGAAAGACGAGAAATACCTAAAGGATTATATAGTATTACTTATGACCCTGTAGGTGTAGATAAAACTAAAAATGAAATAACTGATAAGCATTCTCATAATAGTATAGCAGTATGGATGAACCCTCATCCTCTTAATAATTTTAAACAAAAACTAGTAGCTACATATTATGGTAGACCAGATACTCTAGAAGAAGCAGATAGAATTTGTTATATGTTGGCAGTGTATTATGGTTGTGTTAGAACAACTAATGTTGAGATAAATAGAGGTGAAACTGTTAGTAATTTTAAGAAATGGAAAGCTCTTAAATATCTTAGTTATGAACCTCTATTTGTCTGGGACCCTACCTTTAAAGGTAAATATAATAGCACTTATGGTTATAATATATCAGGTGCTGCAAGGAAACTTGATTGTGTTCGATTACTCAAAGAGTTCTTATATGAAGAGATTGGTAAAGATGAAAATGGAAAACCTATTAGAAACTTCCATCGAATATATGATTATCAATCTATTATTGAACTCAAAAAATGGAATAGTCTAGGTAACTTTGACCGTGTATCTCAGATGCTTCTTAGAGGCATTGAATGGAAAGCATATAATCTTATTGCTGAAGATTCACTTAAGGTTCATAAAGATTTGAATGAAGAAAACCTAGATGATAATGATATTTTAAACAGAGATTGGTTTTAATGAATTATGCAAGGTTTTAGACAATCATACGACTTTCCTCGTCAGAGAATACCTAGTTCTAAAAAAGATATTACTTGGGCTGCTCAATGTGCAGATTGGATTATAGCTCAAGGACAGGCTATTAAAGACGAAGAAGAATTAATAAAACTATATAAAGTTGCTCATGGTGAAATACCTGATGAGTTTTATAGAAAAATATTAAATCCTTATAATACTACTAAAGAGAAATTTACTAGATTTCCAGCAACTATGAGAAATTATGATATGATTGCTGGAGTTGTTAGAAGATATGTTGGAGAATATAGTAGAAATCCTCATGAATATACTGTAGGCGCAAATAATCCTGAAGTAGTATTTGCTAAAAATGCTAAACTAAAAGCTGAAATATCTGTAATATTACAGAATGAAATTGCTGCTAGAATACAACAAATGTATACTCAATTTGTTCAAGAAGGTGGCGATCCTCAAGAGTTTGATCCTCAAAGTCAATTTGATGTTGAAGCATTTGTTAAGGAATTTGAAGAAAATTATGTAGATGAAATAAGTGAACAAGGTCAGAATATATTAAATGTAATTAGAGATATTACAGATGATTCACTATTGTATATTAAAGCATTTGCTGATTTTTGTACATTTGGTGAATGTTATACTTATAGTGATGTTGAAGGACAAAAGTTAATAAAGAGAAATATTCAGCCTTTAGATGCTTTTCCTATTCCAAACAATTCAATGTTTGTAGAAGATTTTGATATGTTTGCTGAAAGAAGAAGAATGACATATCAAGAAATAATGGATGAATATAGTAAATATCTAAGTCCTAAAGATACTAAATTTTTAGAGAGTTGGTATTCTAAAGGTAGAGCTGATGCTCCTACAGCTTTAATGTTTGACCAATATGAAAAGGATTATAGTGATATTTGTAAGAAATTTAGTAGTGAAGAAAGAAAGTTTTTTAAAGATAAACCAATTTATGTTAGAGATTTAAATGCTGATTTATATGATGTATGGCACGTTGTTTGGAGAGGAGAAGCTAGAAAAGCAATAGTTAGTTATGTAAATGAAGCAGGTATTGTAGCTCAACGAGTAATGCCTGATACATATAAACTTAATCCAGAAGCTGGAGATTTAGATATTCAATATGAATATGAGCCTCAAGTATATGAATGTGTTAGAATAGGAACTAGAAATATGGCAATATATCCTTATGGTGCAAGAGCTATTGCCTATGAAAGAAATGGTAAATTGCCTTATAATGGTCTTATGGAATTACTTCCTGGATTAGGAAGATTTAGTATTGTTGAAACAATTCTTCCTTATCAGGTGTTCTATAATATTGTAGCATATCATAGAGAAATGGTTATAGCAAAGAATAAATTAAATATTCTTATTCTTGCTAAATCATTACTTGGTAAAGTTCCTGAAGATACTATTTATAGAATGATTGCCGATGGTGTTCTTTATATAGATGATGAGAATGACCAAGGTATGCTTAGAGCACAGCAAATTAGAATGGTTAATGCTGATATGGGTCAGTATATTAACCAGCTTACTAATCTTCTTATGGAGATTAAAAATGATGCTAATATGCAAGTAGATATGACACCACAAAGATTTGGTGAAATTGCTACTAGTGCTGGTAAAGCTACAACTGAAGAAGCAATTGCTAGAGGTTCAATGGGTTCTGTAATTATAGAATATATGGTTGATAAGATGAGAGAACGTGATTATGCTAGAGATATGGATTATTCTAAATTAGCATGGATTGACGGTCTTGACACATCTTATAGGGATTTAAGTGGTGATTTAAAATATATATCGCTTAATGTTGACAATCATGTATATGCAGATTATGTTATTGCTGCAAAGAACTCAATAGATGAAAGAGATAAACTTAATCAATTAAAGCAATTTGCATTTAATGCTAGTCAAAATGGTGATATGAAGATGGCAGTTGCTGCAATTACTGGAGATAATATTGCTAGTATTAAGAAACTTATAATGAGATATGATGAAATAAATAGACAACACGAAGAACAAATGAAACAAATGGAACAGCAAACATTGCAGATGGAACAGGAATATGAATTGCAGAAGATACAGATGAAGGGTGAAATAGATATGCAGATAACTGAACTTGAAGGCAATATTAAGAAAGAGATTGAATTGATTAAGGCTGATGCTAATATGATTTCGTTTAATGCTGAAGTTGGACAAGAGAATCAAGAAGCAGGTATTGACCGTCTTAATGCTCAAAGAGCACAAGTTGATAGAGAAAAGCTACAACTTGAAAGACAAAAATTGCTTTTAGATACTTATAATAAAGAGGAAGACAGAAAAGTTAAACGAGAAGATATGGCTAGTAAAGAAAGAATTGCTAAACAAAATAAAAATAAATATGATGTGAAGAAGAAGAAGTAAAAGTTTTTTTCATTAATTATGGTCGTATAGTCACTTGCTTGTGAAAGTAGGTGACTATTTTTGTGTAATTAACTGATATGTTTCCCTTTACGGGCAGTTTTAAATGAGTTCGGTAGTACTTAATAATGCAGAGTTAGTTATTTTTGATTTTGATAATAGTGGTTTTATTGCTATTATTGCATTGAATTATTAACAATCTAAATATTATTATTATGCCAGATATGGATTTTGGATATGCCGACCCTATAACCCAACCTGTGGGTGGTGGCGAAACTGAACCTGTAGAAGAGCCTACAGATATTGAAAGTGGGGAACCTACAAAACCAGGTACTGAACCTGACCCTCAACAAATCAATAATGACAATACTCCTGACGATAATACTGATGATAATAAATCAGATGGAGAAGGTAATGATAGTGATGATGTTTTAGAAGAAGGTACTGTTTTAGAAGTTGGTGACGATAAATATACAGTAGATAAAGATGGCAATCTTGTTGATAAAGATGGTAATATTTTCAAGAAGAAAGATGAGATTGCTGAATGGAGAAAATCATTTGAGGAAGAAGAAGATGTAACTGATGATTTAACTATTGATTCTATTCAGAAAGCACTTGATATTGAGATTACTGATGAAAATGACAAGCCTGTTGTTTTTGAAAATACTCCCGAGGGAGTTAAGCAGTATATTGATGCAGTGCTTGAAACTGGTAGAGAAGAACAACAGAAACAAGCATTAGATACACTTTTTGCTAGATTTGATTTTCTTCCTGATTTATTAAATTATTATGTTGCGAATGGTAATTCTTTACGAGGTTATGGACAAGTTCCTGACCGTAGTAAAATTACAATAGATGACAAAAATGAAGAGCAACAGATTTACATCATTAAGACTGCTTGGCAAGAAAGAGGTCAGAAAGGTGATGTTAATGGTTATATTGATTATCTCAAAAACAGCGGTACTCTATTAGCTACAGCTCAAGAAGAATTGCAGGGTCTTAAAGAAAAAGATGCTGCATATCGAAAGCAAGTTGAAGAGAAAGCTGCTGCTGCTGAGAAACAACATCAAGAAGAGATTAAACAATATTGGGATGGAGTTAAGCAAGTTATTGATAAGAGAGAACTTGCTGGTTATAAGATTCCAGAGACTATTGTTGTTAACCGTAACGGAACTAAAACTTCTGCAACTCCTAATGATTTCTTTAACTATGTTTATATGGTAGATAAAGAAGGTCATTCTGCTTATGAAAGAGACCTTATGAATACAAAGCCTGAAGATAGACTTAATGATGAACTTCTTAGAGCTTTTCTTATGTTTACTGGTGGTAATTATGCTAATTTAGTAGATTACGCAATCAATGAAAAGAATGTTAAAACACTTCGATTGAAAGCTGCACAACGTGATAGAAAATCTACACTTAGAATAAGTAAACCTACCAAAGTTAATCCAAAAGATACTGACTTCGGATATTAACCACAACTTAATTATTAACTTAAAAATTTTGTAATTAGTATGTATAAAATGCACGTTGTGTCCAAAGGCAAGTTTGATGATAGAGGTTATAGCAATGAAGAAAGTATTGCTTATCTCCAGCTTCAAAAGCCTGAGGCTATTAATGCTTTCCTTACTTATAATTATGGTTTGGATGACGACAGATTTCCTCTTACTTTCTTAACAGAAGGTCAGGGTAGAAATGGTGTTGTTGAAGTAAATACTGTTCAATGGACTTGGCCTGTTATGGGTCGTATGAAGTTTATTGATATGCTGACAAATGCTCCTACAGGAGAAAAGATTGGTCTTGGTGGTGCTGAATTTGTAGTTTCTTTCTCAACTCATTGGTTTATTGAGCAGCATACTCTGATTGCTCCCGATGGTGAAACTCAGTTCCGTATTCAGAAAGACATGGGTGAAGGTGTTAACGGTTATGAATATCTTATTCGTCTTGTTAGTCCTGACCCAAATGCTTATGTTCCTGCTGAGCTGTTAACTACTGGTAAGTATTGGAGTATTGGTGCTTCTACTGTTGAGGAATCGTATTCTAAGGGTAACCGTAGTAATGTTATGGGGCCTGGTAAGATGACTAGCCAATTAGAGTTTTATCGTTATTCTAAGGAAATTGCTGGTAATCTTGCAAACACTATTACTGAGTATGAATTTAAGAATGGTGCTGGAGCTTCTTCTCGTCTTTGGATTAATGAAGAAATGAAGCAGTTCAATATTCAGAATAGAGTTAAGAATGAAGAAAGACTTTGGCTTGCTCAGTACAATAGAACTGAAAATGGCGAAGTAACTCTTCGTAGCCGTGATACAGGTAAGCCTATTCCTCACACTGCCGGTATGCTTGAAATCTGTAGAGAAAATAATTATGACACCTATGGTGAGATTCTTACTCTGAACAAGATTAAGAGAACTATTGGTGATGTTATGGATAGAGATACCGATGATGGTAAGATGGATATTGTTCTTATGGGTGGTAAGGGCTTCCTTGAGGACTTTGATGAGGCTATCAAGCAGGATGCTCGTGAAAATGGTTTCTTGACTCCCCTTGGTGAGAAGGAAATTAGTGGTAGTGGCTATGGTCTTGAATATGGTGCTTACTTCCGTAAGTATAAGACTGTTGATGGTCATACTGTAACTGCTAAGCATTGTGCTTTCTTTGATAAGGGTACACTTGCTGAAGCTGCTAAGGCTAACGGTAATGTACATCCTCGTACTGGTTATCCTATCACTTCGCATCAGGCTGCTTTCATTGACTTTAGTTCTTACAATGGACATCAGAATGTTCGTTTAGTGCATCAGAAGGGTCGTGTTTATAAGGCTAAGGTCTATAAGGGAATGGCTGATATTCCTGCTTCTTGGGGTGTTGGAGATACTAACTATATCTCTACTGATGTCGATATGAGCCGCTATGAAATTATGGGTAGCATTGGCTTACAGGTCGACAACTCAAGCAAGATGTTCTTAATGCAGTGCAAGTTGTAATTATTAATCAATTAAAACTAAAATAAGATATGGCAGATAGTGAAGCAGTACAAGTCAATTTTGGCAAAGCTAAACAAGAAACTACTAATCTAAAAGAGCCAGATGGGACAAATAAGGGTTCCTCTGAAGAACATAAAGTTGAAAGAGATTTAGACGCTGAATTTGTTGAACATTCAAGTATTACTATTGCTCTTATTCAAAAGTTTAGTTTATATCGTAGAGCAAACTTTAATGTATTGAATAAGAAAGTAGATTATATTGGTAGTTCAATTAATAGTAGTCGGATACTTTCTTCAAATAAAAAAGAAATTGAAACTTATTTTCCTGCTCTTATTGGTATTGCATCCAACAATGAGAATTTTATTACTCGAGTTAAGCAGTACTTAAATAACATTAGAATACAAGTAGATGAAGACGGTAGAACATTTGATACTTCTTTTAGGTATAATACTTATAGAGATTATTTGAAAGTCAAGAGTGAAATTGAAAAAGTTGAAGATGAATACAATGCTGTAGATAAGAGAAATGAAGTTGCTTTGAAGAAAGCACTCAAAGTAAAATGTCTGCGACTTAATGAAATCGAAACTAGTAAATGCTCACTTGGCTATCCTATTAATCTTGAGGATTATCTGATGTATCGTCATTGTCTTTTGTACAATGATGTTTGTAAAGAGATTAGTCTTATTAATAGTGACCCCAATTATCGTTTTTATTTTAAGGATGATAATAAAGAACAAGAACGAATTGTTAAACTTCGTAAGTCGAAGAATATTGCAAAGGCTCATTACATTGAAGCAATTAGCGATAATGAGTTATTTGATAATATTTTTGTTCAGTATTGTTCTATTATGGGACTTCCTATTGTTCAGACTATGAAACTTGACAGAAATGTTAAGGAAGAATATCTTGACAAATTTAGTACTGAGGAACCTGAGAAATTTAATAGAATATTCTCAAATAAGAATTTAAAACTTGTTAGTCTAATAGAAATGTTAATCGCTCGTGGTGAGTTATTAAGAATTGGCAATAGTCAAAACATTACTACAAGTGATGGAACATTTATTGGTGCTAATATGAATGAAGCTGTTGCTTGGTTTAATGACCCTGCTAATGCTTCATTGGTTAATGCTTTTCAGAACAAATTAAATAATATGTAATGAAAGTAGAAGATATACTGACAATGTTTAAGATTCAAGGTCAATCTAAAGGTCTTGATTCTATGAGATTTATTTCTAATGAGGATATTGCAGTATACATTAATCAAGCTATTGTCAATAAAGTTAGAGCAACTGTTATGCAGAATGCTCAAAGTAAATTTACTGACAAAGTTTCAATGCAAGATAATCCTCTTGCTAGCACTAATATACTTAGAAATTTATTGATGTATCGAGATGTTTCAGTTGAAGATACATTGTTTGGTTCTAAAAGTGGAAATATAGATTTAGATGTTAAAGTGATGTATTATACATCATTTGACGCAGTATATGAACATGAGGTTGTTAGTTGTAGAGTTGTAGATTATGATAAGTTCTATCAACACAGAAATGATTACTGTAATCAAGCGAGTTGGAGAACTCCTATTGTTACCTATCTCTATAATAATGATAATCTTAGAATTTTGGTTGAATATAAAAGTAAAGCATTTCCTACTAGTAGGGAATTGAAAACTGTAAGAGTTGCTTTTGTAAAACAACCTAATGATTTTACTGTTAATAATCTAAGTTTTGATTACACTGAACTACCGGATTATGTTATTCCTGAAATAGTTGAGATTGCAGTTAATACTTATTTTAGGTCTATTGGAGCTACAAGTCAACAAGTTTCACAACAACAAGAACAAAATAATCAATGATAAAGCATTTAATTTTAGTTAATGGTAAATCTAAAGTTGACAGTATGAATGCTTTATCTGCAACTGAAAATGGTATTTTTCTTAATACTATTACTCATGGGAATAAACAATATGCTGAAATCTTTTTTAAGCATAATGGAACTGTAAATAAGTTCTCATTTCCTAAGAATGTTGCAGATTGGCTTGCATATACTTATTCTGACTTGAGTGGATTGATTAGTTCTAATGATAGAAGAACTGATGTTGTATTAACTCCAAACACTACATTGCATTTGCCTAATCGTACTACAGAAACTGGTATTATTTCTAATGTAGAAGTAAATACTGAGGGTAATATTGTTCCTGGTGTGTATGGTTTTATGCTTGTTAAGAGAAATGTTCCTTTTAATAAGAGAAATAAATGGTATGTAGAAATTGTCGTTAATGAGGAAACAACTTATAATGACTTTGCCGATATACTTGATGAAAGATTCAGGGAAATTGATTCTACATTAGCTGTTAGATTAGATGGCTCAGATTTTAAGGTTGATACTAGTGATTGGAAAGCACCTAGTTATGATGTAATGTTTGATGGTCTTGCTAAGTATGCTTTCTATAAGGATGCTGCTAAAAATGGTAATTATAAGAATCATGATGTACATCATATGTTCAGAAAGTTAACTACTGAATGTGATGCCGATTATGGTTTTGATTATACTGAAACAGCAGGTGAAAATCTTTATAAAGGTAGAAATCCTGAGGCATTATATAATGAGTTAATTGAATTAGGTGTTGATAATAACAACCTCACTATTTTTTCTGTGAAAGTTAGTGAACCTAGTTTATTTAGAACTGTAGATCCTAGAATTAATCAGTCTTATACGTTTATTGGCAATAATACTGCTATTAGTTTTTTGGCTGAAACATTCTTTGGAATAACTCCTAGTAATGCAGTTACTCCTTCTCCATTACCTGGTGGACTTAACAGTCAAAGTTAAATAATAAATGATAGTACATGAGAACAAATATATTTTTAACTAGTAATTCCATTGCAAATGATTTTGTTGCAGATGTTAATGCTATGACCACCGATATTGCTTTGATGAAAGCAAAAACCAATGGTACAGTATTAGATAAGCAATTTAATCTTGTATGGAAAGGCGGAGATAGCAGATATGCTAATTTCGGCAATAGAGAGATTAGAGTTATTCCTATTAGTTTATGTGAGCTGTATTGTAAAGATACTGAACAGAAGATTGCTAAGTACGATGATGGTGCTATAGGATTTGGTTTAGATATCGCTAATGACTATGATTTCACAAATATCATTGGTCAAGATATTACTGTAAGAGTTATTCTTCCTGCTAAGTTTAATAAACGTAATAGTTGGAATTTCTCTTATAGAGTAGCTGCTGATACAACTGTTGCTAAAGTACGAGAAAGTATTTACAATCAGATTAAGAATAGCTCTATCAAGGAATGGGTAGATATGGAACTTGTATATGAAGAAGATGAAGATACTCAAGAGTCTACTCTTGCAGGTATTAAGTTCTATATGACTGAGTATGTTAACAATGTGTATGTATATCCTATGGATGCAACTTTATCTTCTTGGATAAGAGTTATTCCAAGTGTGGATGATACTAATAAGGTAGAACTTGTTACTAGAGCATTCCTTCGTAAACTAATTGTTGATGCTGATGCCAATTATGGTTTCGATTATATTAATTGTCCAGATGGTAATTTTTATCCAAATAAGTTAAGACCTCGTGAGGTTGACTTTATGCTGGATACTTTAACTAATGTAGTTGAAAATGTATTTGGTGGAACATTAGGATTAACTCATATCACTTTTGTTGAACCTAGGATTGTTGAAACCACAGGTGATGTCGTTAAGCAGGTTATTAACATTGTTCATCCTTTGAAAGATGTTGGTGATTTTGTTTATGACGACTTTAAAGCAATGATTAATAAAATTGCTCCTGCTACTTTTGGCGATTAAACATAACTTTCTTAGGCAGTAGTAGATTAAACTACTACTGCCTTTTTTAATAAAATGGATATTCTTCAAACAGCATTGGAACAAGGTATTGCTCCAGCTATTGTTGTTGCAGTGTACCTTTTGATTATTCGTCTACTAGATAGTAAAAAAGAATCTAAAACTGCAAAACTAAATGGTCAGATGATAGAGTGTATTAATAATATAAATGAATTTCTAAAACATATAACACAAGATATTATAGATAAAGAACCAGAACGATGTAATAAAAGTTTAACAGATGTATTTGACAGCTTTAGTTATAAAGTATTAAATTTTGTAGTATATACTCTTATTAATAATCATATTATTAAAAATAAAAAATCTATAATTGAAAATCTTAATAAAACTATAGATAAAGAATATCAAGATATATTTACTGTAGTTTTACTATATAGTGATTCTAAAAATAAACTAGTTACTAAAATAGATAAAGAATGGACATATTCTTTAAAGGATGCAATTATAGATATTATATATGATAAAAATCTTACTAAAGAACAAAAGATTTATCAATGTAGTAATAAGATTAAACTATATGTAGATGAATATTGTGCTAATCTAATAAATCAGATATAATGGATTTAGATAATGCAAAACTGAAAGTAGCATCAACGCTATGGGGTCTGCTTTCGTCTACACAAGCGCAAAACTCCAAATATGTAGTGGTGGTAAGCGGACAGCAAAAATCGCTCAGATGCGAAAAAATCTTTTATTTAATAATTTTGTATTGTCTAGATTTCTACAATGAACTCTCCGAGGAACTAAAATATAAGATACAGGAAATAGTAAATGAATTGGAAGAGCCAGATGAGAATTTCAAAGATATAGAAATAAATGGTTCTATTGAAACAATCGAAATTCCTGAAGAATATCAATGTCTTGGAATAACAGTTCTAGAGTATTTTCTAGAAAATCTTGACACAGTTCTTGATGAATGTAAGTCAGAGTGTTACTGTCAACACAATATAATTAATTGTTTTGTAACATTTATGGTTGCAGTTAATTTATTAACTAACCATAGAGAAAAAGAAGGTAAACTACTTATGAAATTTGTAGAAGGACAGATTAATAATATATATAGAGAAGGTGTTGAATATAGTGGAGCGTTTACTTTGACTGAAGATCAAGAACTTTATGCATTTATTAAATGTACTTATGACAAATGTTATGTTGATACTATTAATAGCGCTTCTATGTTTGAGCTTTTTGCTCCAAATAGTTTTAATTTACAAGTTAAAGAAGGAGAATTGTATGGCAATAAACAAGAAAGTTAGTCTTGGTAGAATAGGAATTGTTATTGAAGGTGATTTTGATTCTACTAAAGCATATAAAAGACTTAGTTTGGTAAAGGTTCCTCTTACGGGGGATGTTTATATATCTAAAACTGATATACCAGCTAATACAGAAATAACAGATGAAAGATGGTATAAATTGTTAAGTGGTAATGAAGGCGATGATGAAACAATAAGTAATATTAATGCTGCTATAAATAATTTAGATTTAAAAATAAATAACTCTGTAGTAGCATTAGGTAATAGAATTACTGCATTAGGAGATGAGCTTTCTGGTTTTATGGTATGGGGTCAAGCTTATAATAATGCTAATAATCCTGAATTATTAGTAGGAGTACCGAATAATATAGAACTTGAAAACATTAGTGGGATATTATTTAAATCACCTAGAGATGGATATAGTTCTATAAGTGTAGTTGCATACACGGATAATATTCCTACTGGACGGGAAATATTAAATATTGAATTGGATAATCCTTTATTCCAAGGAAATGTATATTGTATAGCAAAAGTTAATATATTTGGTGGTATAAGTTACATAGTAACAACATTACATGATTCTGTAAGATATATAGAATCCATTGCTTATTTAACTAAAAATGGAAGTAATCAGACAAAGAGTTTAATGATTAATGCTATGGCTAATGTTAAAAACATGGCTAATAATGTTCAATATAACTTCCATTGTGTAAATTGTGATTTTGCTATAGATCTATTTGCTTGTGTTAAAGTTAAAAGTGGAAACAGTACTTTAGCTTTAACTACTTTAGATGGTGGAGATCCTAATACTGCAAATTATAGAAGACTAGTATTTACAGATGCTTTAAGAATAATGTTCCATATAGGCGGTTATTATAAGAATGTAAATGTTAAAAGCGGAAATTATTATGATGGTACTGCTGGCAATCCAGGTACTGGCTCTAGATTTAGTGAAAATTATTCTTATCCTGGAACATACAATGAAGCTATAGATAATGATATTCCTTTATCAATTCCTCAATTATATGGAAGAGATAATGTATCTTTAAGTCAATTCATTATACCTAGAAATACTAAGTTTACTATAATATTGCTTCCTAATATGGATGCCTCTACGGGCAATGTAACAAAAACTTCATATTCTAAATGTCCATATAGTATGATGTTTTGGTTCGATGATTTTGAAGCTATTATTAGATATAATAATAATGGTGTAGATATAGATAGTAGAGATAATGACCCAATAGACAATGAATTTGATGATGATGAATAATATACTATCTACTAACTTTAGTTCTTATACCAAAGATTTATCTAAGGTAGCTAAAGATATTATTAATGATTGTCAAACTTTTTGCAATGACAATGATGTACTTGATAAGTATATTGATGAAATTGCAAAAGTCAAAATAAATGAAGTTATTAACAATTTAAATTAATTAATTATGAACATTCTTGATTCAGTTGTATCTGCAATTAGTGTATTTTTTGTTGCAGTTGTCACATTTCTTGTTGGTCGTCATGTAGGCGCAACCGCCGTTACAGGTGTTGGTATGACACTTTGTCTTGGTCTTTCATATGCTTTTGGCAAAATGAAGGAAGGTGCTACATTTGATACTAAGACTTTTATCGGTCATTGCGTTGGTGGAGTTATTGCTACTTTTCTTGCTTGTATGGTTAGTGTAGGATAATATGGCTAAGACTAGAGAACACAAGTCAAGTAAGCCTCTAGCTAGAGGTAATACTGAGAGAAAGTCTCATCCTATGGTTCCTAGAGCAGGAGTAAATAGGGGAAGAACTTATCCTTATGGAGGAAAGAAGAGCAATAACTAAACTATTGTATAAGGTAGAATTGATAATATTAAAGTTTATACCAATGGTTCTAGCATTGATGTATTTCTTTAATACAATTCTACCTTATTTTAATATTGATACTAGAGTTCTTAATTATCTTGGAGGACTATCATTGATTCCTATGATATTTTTATATGTATCTTCTTATGTATTTAAGTTTTGTTTTTATCATAGGATTTTTCTACATTATATAGTTATAAATTATGCAATTAGTGTATATGATGAATATATAGGAATACCATTAGATAATTATAATTATGTAGTAGTTAATTGTTTAATAATGTTTATTGTAATAGTTATAGCTACAGTATCTTATGTTAATCGACGTAATAAAGAAGTTATTACTTAAAGTAATAGATGATATTGATTCTGGAAATTCAAATATAACAGAATCTGATGCAAATGAGATTATTGAGTGTTTAACGAAATATACTCAAAAGGATAGACCAATGAGTAAATATGAGGCTTGTATATATCTTGGATTAGCAAGAAGTACATTTGATAAATATGTTGCTAATGGAATTATTCCAAAAGGTAAACATAGAGCAGGTTTCAAAGAACTTTATTGGATTAAGAAAGATTTAGATGATGTAGTAACAAAGTTAAAACATAAATAACTGAAATACATCATTTTACAAATTGCCATAGAACTATTATGTTCTATGGCATTTTCTATATACTTTTGTACCTGTAAATATATTTACATAAGTTTTTTCAACTCATTTTATTAACAAATAAAATAATTTTATAATTATGGACGTTACTGATGGCGCAAATGGAAAGAGCTATGCTTCTAAAGGTGTTGGTGGCACCGCTCTTGGTTTAGGTATTGCAGGTACTGCTCTTGGTTTACTGAATGGTGGTCTTGGTTTATTTGGTTCTAATAAGGGTGCTGACGCTGCTCAGACTCAAGAAATTTGGAACAAGATAGCAGACAATCGTTATGAAGCTCAGGGTAATCTTTATAACTATGCTCTTGCTAAAGCTGACCAAAGATTTATGGATGCTCAGTTTGTAAATGGTCAGATGTTTGGTATGTATAGAGATATGCGTGATAGAGACGATAGACTTCAGCGAGAGATTTGCAATTTAAAGACTCAGTTGGCTGTTGTTAGTGCAACTACTCCTCTTCAGATTGCAAATGCTTCTCAGGCTGCATCTTACCAAACTCAGCTTGAAGCTGCTAAGCGTGCTTACGGAGATGGTATTATTGTAACTTATGTCAATGGAGAGTTTATGCCTCTTGAAATTGCTAGCGTTACAACTGGAGACACTGCAACTGCTAAGCCGACTTTTAATCCTTTAGCTAATCTTTAATTATTAACTCATAAATTGTAAGTTATGTATCCTCTAAATCAATTCATAGTTAGTCCTAATCCTTTTGAGAATAACACTGATATTGAAAGTCAACTTAAAAAGCTTGAAGAATATAAAGCTCAATTAAGTGAACTTAATCAGAGAAGACAAAGGGAAACTATATGGGACAAAATAGACAAAGAAGTGTCTAGTATGACTGATGTTCAAAAACAAAAGTTAATTGCTAATCAAGATTATGCAGCCAATGCAACTAAATTGCAAGCTATTGTTCAAGAAGAATTATTGAAACTAGTTAGAGATAAAATTGAAAACACTGCCAATGGTAAGGCTCTTCTTGAAAATCAACTTGATTTAGTTAAGAAACTAAAAGAACAAATTATAAATGATACAAACAGAGAAATGGATTTATTTAATAGATTTAGAGAATATAGTAAAATGAATCCTAACATAACTTATGATGAATTTTTAAAGAATAACTTATGATTAACATTGATATAATTAGTGATAAGCTAATCCAATTTTTAAATAGTGAGATTAGTAATATTGCAGGAAATCATCCAGCTATAGCATTTTTTAGACCATTAATTAGTAGGATACTTAATAATAATGTAGACAAAATTACTAATGTAATTAGACTTATTGCAGACGAAAATGGTAATGTAGATATTATTCCTTTGCTTAATGATATGACTAAATCATTAATGGAAACAAGACCATTTATTATAGATACTGGTATATTAGGAGATGTAGAGATTGGTAATGGTCAAATTAAACTTAAAGTTCCTATGATTGATAAGACTATTAGTCTTACAATGCAAGATATAAATAAGTTTAGACAAATGCTAACTATGTGAAAATGGGGGAGTTATACACTCCCTCATTTTTTTTATATATTTTTAACTACTTATATAATATAAATAAGGACTATATTTGAACGGTTAATTAAAGAAGTTAGTTTAAATGCTATTAATTATGTTTAATAAGCTAATAAAGTTTATTATGAATATAACAAAATTTCATAAAATTCCTATAGATAATAAACATGATTCTGACGATATTGTTTTTCCTAAAATAGGTTTACTATATAATCTAGGAAATCAAATAGTTTTATTTAGATTTCCTGATGATGATAGAAATTTTCCTGCAAGTGCTTTTGGTGTAACTATTGAAGATTTTAGTCCTAATGCTAAAATACTTTTTAATGGAACATTTGATGGAAGTAATTATGTTGATAATAATAGAGGTAAATCTATATCAGAATTAAAATTAGAAATTTCTAAAGATGATACTAATATAAAGTTATTTGGTGATATTAATGGAGAACCGATTTCTGCATTATTGGGTGTAAGTTCAGAAACACCTATTCCTATAGCAGGAAGTGTAATAGGTAATGTAGATGGTAATTTTAAGTTTGTAGCTATAATGAATGAAACATATGGCTATGGTTATTATTCAGAAATTAATTAATCAATTAATTAAATGACTTATGAATTTAACAAAATTCACAAAAGTTCCTACAAATGGTGATTCTTCAAATCCTTTGTATGGAATTATATGGCAACCAACAAATAGATTATTGATATATAAACCTAATGACCCAAAAAATCCTTTTGGTGAAATGTTAGCAGTTTTAGATGATGAAGAACCTACATTTAATAAAATGATATTTGGTGGTCAATATAATGGTCCAGATATTGGTTATAAAGATTTAAATACAGGGAAAACTATAATAATGCCTATTTTAGAGTTTTGTGATATTGCTAGTGGTGTACCTAGTACAATTCAAGATACAGATATATTAAATACAACTGACCTTACTCAATTTTTAAATTCAATAGGTATAGGTGAAGGAAGCACTATATTAGTTCTTCGTCAAGGAAATGGTTCATCTGAATTTGCATATATTCCTATAACCGATGTAAATAACAGTGATAATAATATAGGAATATATATAGAACATTATGATAATGGTGGTGGCGGTGGTACCAGAAGTGAAGCAAAATGATTAATCAAGCAATAGAAACAACTTTAGCAAGTTTTGATTTTGCATTTTGTATAGTTGTAAATGTTTTAACTTATCTAATTATACAATTATGTAATTTCATAAATTATAAATTAGTCAATAACCCAACTAAAAAAAGAATAATTCTTTTACTTTGTGTTATAATAGTTAGTATAATATATTATATAATAGGTTCAGATATAAAACTTATAATTAATAGTGCAGTTCTTGCACCAGTGTTTTGGAGTTGGGTTATAAAACCTGTTCTTGCTAAATTTGATTTAGATTATTTCAAATATAATGACTATGATATATTTAAATGAAAAGAATTAAATTATCATACATAAAGCAATTATTATCTTATATCAAAAATATTAATTATGTTACATTCAAACATGGATTAATTATTGGTAGTAAAGATAATAATTGCTTTGAATATGTAATAATAAATAGTGGAAACATTAATTATTTATTAATTGATTATAATGAGAGCAACATTAAATAAATATAAAAGGATAAAAGGAATTAATAAAACTGTTCCTTTATATCCAAAAGATGAATCTATAATAAAAACTACATATCAAAAATTAGTTAAACTTAGAGATGATGGCAAGTTGATTGTTGGTAAATTTTATCAAATTACTGATTATGTTTGTACAACGACTCAGGAAGAGACAAAAGCACGAAATAATCAGTTTGATATTATATTACCAGCAATATCTAAAAATAAACTTGCTGAAGAAGGATATGCAGCAGAACATGAAATAGATGATGTATATGATGTAGAATTTTCAGATAATGTTATAAAAAAGTGCTATGTTAATAAAATACATACTTTAAATGATGGTACTGATATATATCACATTGTAGATTGTAATACTTTACTCGGTTATCCAAAATCCATTAATAATATAGAATTTCTAGAAAATAAAAAAAATTAAAGTAACTGGTCTAAGTACAAACCTTAATAGAAAAATTATACGAAAATATTTTGATACTTCAAATCTATCTGCTTGGAAAGTATGGTATTGTTTGGATAATGATAATACTAGATTCTATTGGGCAGATACAGAAAATGGTAGGGGTGTGATTTATAGATTAATTGATGAATATAATAATGATTTACCATATGATTTTAAAAATATTTTATTTTTAAGATATATGGATAACAATAATAAAGGAATATATACTACTCAAGGTGTAACTAGAGAAGAAATTTGGTGTTATACTTTTAGTATTTATAGTACTGGTGATTATGCTGTTGATATTCTAACAGAAGGTGATATATGGGATTTAAGTATTTTTGGAAATATGTTAGTAAGTACTGATGTAGGTTGTGAAGAAGGTGTGATAGAGAATAAAATAGATCCTTGCATTGCATATTATGTAATAGGTGTTGATACGAGTCTAGATGTAGATCCAGGTGTAGATATTGTTAAACCTAGGTACGCTTTAGGAAATAATGTTATTTTAATGGTAGATTACGATTTCTCAGATAATGGTGGAATGGGTGTATGTTCATATAATAAAATAGGTAATAATTTTACATATAATACATTTAGTAGAATTTTTTCAGTTAGTAGTAATATTATAGGAAACTTATGTAGAAACAATGTATTTTCTGACTTTAATGATAATATTATAGGGAATAGCTTTAATAATAATAATTTTAGAGAAACTTCTGTATATAGTGCTTTATTTGGTTCTCGTATAACAAATTTAACTATCTATAGTAATGTGAAATATGCTCAATATTTTATTATAGAAAGTTATATTCAACAAGTTACAATTCAAACTAGCAGCAGTGCAACTAGTAATACTATAAGTAATTTTACAATAACTTCTGGATTTGGAGCACGTGGAAATAGTCAAATCATTAATCACGACCCTAGCAATAACAATAAACATACAACTTATGTTCCAACTGGTTCATCACAAATTGAAGTTTAAAATATTAAAAACTAAATTATGAATAATTTTCTTAAATACCCTCAGGGGGGGGGAGGAGGTGGAGAAAACATTGATGTAACTCCACTAATAAATAAAGACAATCTAGTTAGTATTACTGGTTATATTTATAGAGATGGTAAACCAGGGTTTTTTGTCAAATTATCTGAATTAAATAGTTCTAATAACTTTAGTAATGTAAATGAAAATCGTGATATACAGCCAACTGATTTAGAAGTAAAATTTAAAAATATATCATTTGTTATTCGTCCTCCACAGAATGATTCAGTAATTATGGGATTTAATAAAAGTCTTGAAGCAATTATTATGAGTGAAAATGATATTAGAATTTCTATTTTTGATTATACTGATGGTAAACAGGAAGAAACTATATTAGGAACATATTATTATGATAATAACATTGAAGATATATCATAATACTAACTAGTAAACATTAATCTAGTTAATAACAAAACAATGAATAATTTTTTTAAATATCCTACTGGAAGTTCAGGTTCTATGGAATTAGATTATGACAATATTATAGTGTCTACTTCTATGAATCCTGAAATAACATTTATTGCATTTAATATTCCATATAAAAATGGTGATAGCACAAATGGAATTTTTAAAGAAGGTGCAATGGTACATAAAAATAATATTTATATACTGATATTGCCAAAATTATCATTAAATAACGAAATACTAATGCCTAGGATATGGGAAGGTAGAATGAAATATGTTATATACGAGAATGAAGAGCAATTCAATGAATATACTACTATTGATGAAATACTCCTTCAAAATGCAATTGATCCTACTGAGATATCTGGTGATGGAGATTTTGCTTTAATTAATGATATTCTCTATCATCGCAGAATGGCAGTTTAATTAAATATTTACAACAATGAAAATAACAGCTATAATAAATAAATTCAAGAATAAAGCATTAAGATATTATAGTAATACTAAAATAGATGTTATAGGTTTAGATATATTATATTATGTAACTACTACATATACTTATAGTGGTATGGGTTTATATATAAATACTCCAACAAGAATAGAATCTAAATTTAGTACATTAGAAGAAATTGCAAATTCTTCTAATGACTGTTTAGTTATAGTATGTGCTGCACAAGGTGGTAGTAGTGATGGAAATTATCATCTTAGGTTACTTTTAAAAAATGAGTATTTTAGAAATAAAGGAAAAACAATATATTTAATTTTATGTAGACCACCAAAAAGCAATTATGATTGTAGAATTAGATGGAGTGATAATCCTGCTTATAGCTATACTATTGATAACGAAGAATTGTATAAATTTGAATATTATAAACCTGATATTGTAGGAAATGCAAAAGGTTTACTTACTAGGTTAAGTAATGGTCAAACTACTGAAATACAAGGTTTGTAATTTTAAATTAAATATATATATATGAAAACAACTACTATTTTAAGAGAAATAAAAAATAAATATTTTAAAAAGAATATTTTAGGATATTTATATGATAATTTAGAAAGTGAAGCATTATTTGATTTTCAAAAATTAGTATATTCTCAAAAATTTATTGTTAATAGAGATAGTTCTGGCAAGTATTATTATATTCCAAGTGGAAATAATTATGGACCAGAAATTAATGGACAATTTATTATATATTATTCTGAATCTTATTCTCATCGATTAGTTTTAAATAAAAATCTTATTTCTGAAAAACCAGTAACTGTATATTTTACTATAGTATATGGTACAATTCAAACATCAATGGATGTTCTTATTAAAAATGATGATAACAGTGATTTTTATAAACTTGCTAATATACAATCAAGTACTTTATATAAACTTGTAACAAATCCAAATTATAGCAGTGGTGATGTTGGAACTATAACAAATGTCCTTACTGGAGAAGAAATTAAACTTATTATTCAAGAATAAATATTTGTCTAAAATATTAAATGCCAACACTTAATCAATTAACATCTGAAATTGCTCATAGTATTCAACAGCAAGATAATGTTGCTGCTAAAAGAGCAATAGCTTTGTCCATAATTCATAGTCGTAATCAACTAATTAGACATAGCTATGAAGGACATAATTATATTGATAGAGGGCTTCAACAGAGATTCAGATGTGAATTAATTGATGTTCCAGATGGAGATTTACTTGGATTTAATAATTCTACTAAAATAAAGAGAACTAAAAATAAAGTTCCTAGACCTGTAAGACTAACTAATAATTTACCTTTTAGTTCTGTTAGAACAATAGGTGTTGATAATCCTATTGAGATAGCATTTGTAAGAACTGCAACAAGTAAATATTATGCTAATCTTCCAGGTTTTTGTCCTTCTGTAACATACGATTATCTTAATGATTATATTTATATAGATACAACTAAAAGCGATATACTTAAAGATTTACAGTTTATAACTGTTGAAGCAGCATTTGAATATCCAAATTTAATATTAGACAATTTATGGCAAGATACTAAATTTGATGAAAATGGAATTGTAATTAATTCAGTAGAAGAATTAGATTTATATAATGGTATGACAGAGAAAATATCTGAGAAACTTATAGAACTTGAAGATAATGAGTTTCTTATTCCAGAAGATATGGTTAATGATATTAAGAAACTAGTATTGGAAACAATTAATGGTCAATTAGTTAAACAAACAAACGAAATACCTAGTCAATTAACAGCTCAATGACCTGTGATTTAAATCAAAAAGAATATTATTTTAATTTCATAAATAGAGCTAAAGTTGACAAATATAATTATAGTAATAAAGTAACTGAATTAACAGAAAGTATTAATGCTAGTAAATCATTGATAGTTGAAAATGTTGTTGCTATAGAAGCACTATTAGGAAAACCATTATCACCCCGTAGAGAGATAATAGACGAACTAGTAGATGCTGAAGAATCACTTTATCAACTAACAATGAGATGTCTTAGGGATAATGATAATCCTGATGATAGAAGACTACTTATAACTCTAGCTAGATATTGTAAGCTAATTAAGTCACGAACTAATTATAATAAACTTCTTTCACTTTGTGATGATAGAGTTAACGTGACGTATGCTCAATATCGAGCTATACTTGAAACTTATTATGAAACAGTTAATCGTAATTTACTTCAAGGTTTTGGTTATAGGTATAACAATGGTCTTGGTGTTATTAGCATTAATAGATATAAACTTAGAGATGATGTAGGTAAAGTTGTAGATTTCTCTGCTACTCGTAAGGCTAAAAAAGAACTCTTAGATAAGGGGTTAAAGCCTTATGATAAAGCAGAGGCTAAATTATATGAAGAAAAAGGAATACCTTATGATGGTGTAGAATATGTCAAATATAGAAAAGGCTCTTATTATTATGAAATAACTTTATCTGATAGTAAAATTTATTCTTCTAGAAATATTGAATTTTACAAAGATAAGAAATTAGGTAAGTTTAAAGGAATGAGTTATGAAGAACTTGCAGCTATTTGTAATACAGATGAAGAAGTTTATAATCTACAAGTAGATACAACTGTTAAACTAAATGTCATTCTAATTAAACATCCAGAATATTATTATAAATTTATTCGTAATGTCGAAGAATCAAGGTACAAATATAGGAAGAATAATCGCTAAGATTGATAATGATTTCAATCCTGATAATAGTGATTGGATTCCTAGAGTAGCAGCATGGGTATATGATGCTATGTCTATGCTTGATTTATTAGAGGATGAAACTAAACGAATACCAATTCGTATAAATGATAGATTTGGAATTGCTGATTGTGATTTAGGATGTGATGATTTTAAGTTATATGATAAGAATGGTTGTGAGATAGTAAAAGCAGAAGATAGTAAAAGTTGTGGTTGCGGAGCATCATCTCCCTCTACGGGGAGTTCTCAATGTGCTGAAATAGATAGAATAGTAACTCCTCATACAGTTGTCCACACAGACGATAATATAACTCATCCAGTAAGTCAAGCAGTTTATCAACAAACAAAGTATCCTCCTAGATACAATGTAGTTGAAGGTAATATTGGTAATCCCAATAATAACACTGAGCACAATTATGTTCGTATTGGCAGAAACCGATTAGAACTAAACTTTGATACTGATGTTGTTTATGCAGAAGTTAAATCTCTTAAAACTGAAACATATAATGGATGTGAATTTCCAGTAATTCCTGCCAATGGACTTCTAATTGAAGCTATTGGCTATTATTGTATGTATAAGATGTTGACAAGAGGTTATAAACATCCTGTTATGAATCTTCAAGCTAGTCAATATGGTACTAATCCATTTTGGCTATGGACTCAACTTAAAGACCAAGCAAAGAGAAGTGTTACTAATGGTAATACTAATGAAGATATAAATGATAGTGACTTATGGCAATCTGCATTTTACATTAATACTTTCGGTGGTTCTAAATCGACACAGAAGCCCGCTAGTGGGTCTAGTTCTTTAAGAAAATGTAATTGTGTATAGTTAATCAAGTTTAGGAATGACTTTCTTAAAACGCAAAAAAGTAAATAATTAATATTTTTCTATAGTATATGAATATAGTACCTAAACTTAATCAAAACAAACATCCTAAAGATTGTACTAATCTTAGTTTGGTTGACGCAAAGAATATAATGTTTGATGTAGATCAAAATAGTTTAAGTAATGATAACAAGTTAGTATATGATAGTTATGTTGTAGATAGTGTTAAAGGGGAATTAGCAAGTTATTTAAGAGTTTCTGGAGCAGATATAACAATTAATATTGTAGGTTCTATAAATTGTAATAAAGAAACTGTCTATTTTCTTAGTTATTATACTAGTGATGAAAATGATAAAAAACTAATATTATTAAGAAGATATGATTATACTGATAATCCTTTTACTTCTAGAGATAAAAAATATTTAATTAAAACTCCTTTAGATTATCATGATGGAGAAATTATAGGTACATTTACTTACAATAGAAATAATGAATTAATAATTGCATTTAGTGAATATAAAGAAGATAATAGTTTAAATGAACCTTTAAGAACATTTAATTTAGATGATATAGATAGTGATTTAATTCATTCACCTTTAGTTCCAGAAGTAAGAATTCCTCAAATAGATAAGTATTATTATATTAGAAGGTCTTGGTATAAAGGTCAAAATCATGTATTTATAAGTTTTAAAATATCAGAAGATACATATACTCAATGGTATGATTTACATACAAATATATATACTGATATGATAGAAGATAAATATTTTATAAATGCTCAGATACATGGAGTTAAAGATAATCAAAACCAAGATATTGATTATAATCTACAAGAAAAAATAACTTTATCAGATAGAAGTGATATATGTGATGTATCATTTGCATTAAAACTTACTAATATAAATTTTTATTCTCATTATAGATTGGCTATTATAAATGTAGTAAAAAATGATACTAAAACATTTGTTAGTTATGATATTCCATATAGTACAAATTATGTAGAAGTAACAACTAGTTTATTTAGAAATACATCTGTTGCAGTAAGTGATATAATACAATCTTTTTATAATTATTATAATGCAAAAGAATTAATTAATTATAAGAACAAGTTATTTATATCTAATTTTAAAGAGGAATATTATGATAATGTTATTTTAGAAGAATATGCTAATAGAGTTAATGGTAATGTTTATACAGCTATGACAGTAGACGCAGATGAGTTTATAAATTATAATCCAACATTTATTAATACTGATGTAGAATATTTTATAAAAGGAATAGTTAATAATAAAAACTATTATCAAATATCTAGAAAAAATATTACTTGTGATTTAGTTGCTTCATCAAATGGTGAAATTTTAAAAATAGATGATAGTCCATTCAATACTAGAGATTTTTCAATTTTTGCTGATGTAATTTGGTTATTACATCCTTTTACAAATAATAATAATAGTTATGTATCATTTGACCCAACTAGAAGTATAACTAGTCAATATATAAATGGTATTAGTACGTTATTAATAACAAATTTAAGTAGTTCATTTAGAGCACATTTTTTATTTAATGATACTAGTATTTCTGATATTAATATAACTAATTCTGGTAATGATGATGAATTTCCAAATTCAAATTTAGTTTTATTACCTTTAACTAAAAAGGGACAAACTAATTTTGCATGGTATTTATTTAGATATATTAATAGTAATAATACATTTAAATTAATGACTACTAGTCCTGTCATTTCTTTTAATATAGATGGAATAACTGAAACATTTTATACAAATCAAATGACTGGAACTGGATGGGCATTAAATACTGTACAATATGATGTTACTCCATCTACAGAAAACCAAGAAAAAGCACAATTAAATATTAGAACTTTAATTGCTGGGGAATATTATCAATTCTTTATTCATTATGTTAATAAATATGGAAATGTAAGTTTAGGATTTCCAATTAATGTTGGTGGAGAAGTTTCTGTAGTTAGAAATCTAAATGATGAAAAAGTTTACAAAATAAATGAAAATTCTAATGCGCAACTTAATGACATTGGATATTCTCAAAATGAATTTAAAATTAGAAAACTAAAAATAAAAGATGTAAAAATACCAGATGGTTATATTGGTTGGTTTATTAGTTATGCCCAATTTGAAGGAACTACTACATTACATGGATTAAGATTGCAAGATAGTTCAGCTCAAGAAGTACAAGATTTGACAGTAGATGCTGGAAAAAATGCAGGTAGAGTATTAAGCTTAGAATTAGATATACTTGATAAAATTAATATGAATAACAATATAATAGAATATTTATATGACAATGTAGGAACTGCACCAAAATCGGATGAGATAACTAATTTTAAATTAGTTCCATCTAATAGTCCAGGTAATATGTTTAGAACTTCTTATATTAAAGTAAATTATGAATCATATAATGAAGCTATAAATGAACAACCTGTTAGACTTAAAAAAGTTCCATTAGATAGCGATGGTAGATTATTATTATATTTATCTAAAGTTAAATCATTAATACCATTAAGCTATATTTATTATGAAGATGCTAATGAGTATAAAGAAATATTTGTTGGAAACTATAATGGTGTTATTAGTAAATTTGAAGCTATAGAATATAAAACTGATTTAATATATGATGCTGGAGATGGTTCATATAGAAATTTAAATGGTTCAGCTGTAACAAAAGGTACTCTTGATAATTATATTGAAGTTCATACTTGGTATGATTATTCTACATATTTTAATGAAAGTAAACGATATAGAAGCAATCCTCAAATAATTGTAACCGGAGATTATGATAATCAGCAAAATCCTCATTTTACAGTTGGTGTTATAGCTCAAGGTAGAGATATTATAGATTTATTTGAGAATAATCAATTAGAAATGAATGAGAATTATCCTAAAGTAGAAATGTCATATTATGAACTTGCTAAATATAAATATATATTTGATCAAACTATTAGACGCTCAAATGTTATTGCTGATGAATCATTAGAAAATAGTTGGCGAAAATTTGAAACTGACCAATATATTAATATAAAAGAAAACAAAGGAAACATAATGAATTTATGTGCTATTGGAAATATATTTCTAGTACATACTGAACATTCATTATTCCAATTTGATTTTAACGATAGACTTACTAGTAATGGTGGAGTTGTAGAAGTAGACCAAAAAGATATATTTGAATCTAGATATACTGAGTTGTTTAATACAGAACTTGGTTTTGGTGGTCTTCAAGAAAGACGAGCTGCTATTGCTGGGGATTTTGGTTATATATGGTTTAATAATGATTTTAATCATTTCTTTGCATTAAGTAAAGAAGGTCCAAAAGTTTTAAGTGAAGATATAGATGCAAGACTTAAACTAATAAAACCAAAGAATGTTAGATTTGGTGATGATAAACAAAGAAGTAGATTATTAATTAGATATGAAAATGGTGATACTATAGAAACAATTAGTTTTAATTATAAACTTGGATGTTTTGTTTCTATGCACGATTATAATAATCCTGCATGGTTTGCTTATACTAAAGATAGAATATTTGTAGTAAACACAGATAAAATTAGAGTTGGACATTTTAATTCAAATAAATTTGTTGATAGTCAATTTTCTATAATTGTAAATTATTCTTATGATGAAATTAAGTTTTTAGAATATCTTAGTTACAAGTTTACTAGAATAACTGATATTGCTAACTTAGCTGTAATAGATTTTGTTAATCTGCCCGTAGAGGGAAGATATGTGGAAGAAAGTGGTAATTATCTATATGTAGTATCTGATAAATGTAGAACTGGTCAATTAGTTTTAAAACGAACTGATGCATATGATAATGATAATGCTACAAATAAATTTAGAACTAATTATCCTTATTTTGAATTAGGATATTTTAATATGAATAAATTAGTTAATATTAATGGTAAAGAAAGTAGAATGTTTGGTAATTATTTTGTGTTTACATTTGTAGTTAATACAACTAACGAAAATAAAATTAATTTTGAAAGTTTTGAATGTTCTTTAACTAAAATAAGAAGATGAGAAAAGTTAAAAGAAATCAAAGAAATAAAGCCTTTCTTGGTGCTTTAATTGGTGCTGGTGTATCTTTAATAGGTAATACTATTGGAAGTATTATCGGTGCTAATGCACAAAAGAAACAACAGAGAGAACAAGAAAGACAACAAATAGAACAAAATAATTTAACAACTGCTGCTAATTTAGCAAATGCAATTAATGGTAGTCAAGATGTTGTAGATTCTTATTATGATAGAGTTACATTAATGCCTCTTGGAGGTAAGAGAAGAATTGGAGCATGGGGAACTCAAGATACAAATGATGTAATAAGTGGAGTAAGTAGTGGTATAGGTTCTGTGGTTAAATCTGCTATAGGTGCAAGTACAATGGGTAATGTTCAAACAGTTAGACAAGCTCCTGCACAATTTGAACCTAAAGTTTTAGTTAGACCTACATATTATAATAGAATACAACCTATGCAAAATGTTTATAAATGTGGTGGTAAATATAAAAGAAAATCAAAATGAAATGTAAAAGAAAGAAAGCTACATTTGGTGTTTTAGCACCCAATATTCAACGAGGTGGTATGGCTATTCCATTAGGTAATAATTTATATTGGATGAAAGGTAGAAAACATAAAACCGGTGGAATAGATATTGGTAAAGATTTAGAAGTAGAGAATAATGAAGTTATGCAAATGCTTCCGAATGAAACTAGAGTATTTAGTAGTGTAAAAATGTTAGGTGGTAATAGTCCTGCTGAATTAGTAGCTAGTGGAATGAATCCAAATATGGTTTTTAATGCACAAGAAGAATATAAGAGAATTAATAGAATTAAAGATGATGGAAGTAGATATAAAAGAGGAGGTAGAAAAAGAGCTGATGATGGTACTAGTGTAGAAACTAATAATCTTGCTAGAATATTATATAATAATAGATATAGAAATAATAAATCTACATCATTAAAAATGAATAATGAAGAAAAAGTTTTAACAATGGCTAATTACGTTAGACCTAAAAATAATTATGAATATGCTGTAGATGGTGAAGATAATTATTTATTTCCTTTTAGAAAATTAGCTAATACAGCTGGGTTACCATCCGGTCTAAGTAATTGTACACTAACGGTTAGTCAACTATATAATCCTGCTAGACCTATAAATCATGCTAGAACTATTACTAAAAATCCTAGAGCAAACGGATTTTACGAAGTTGGTCCAGATTATGCAATTCCAGGAAGTATGGTTATAGCATCAAATAATTTAAATGATAATGATGAAAACAATGTATATCATACTATGGTATTAACTGGATTTGCTGATAAAGATTATACATATAATTTTAATGGTAATTCATATAAAATTAAGAAAGGTGCACCATTAGTTAGTTATAGTAGAGGTGGAAACAATATTGGCGATTGGAGAACCAATATTCCTTTAGATGTTTATATGGATAATAGCGATGGGAGAAATTTTGTTAGATATTATAGACCTTTAGATGAAAATGGTAATCCAAATATATTATTAGACCAATTAACTGTTCAACCTAAAAAATATGGAGGTAAACAAATGAATTTACAAAATATTGACAATCCTCTTGCTAGAAATAGTAAGAGAATGATAAGTCCTAATAAATTAGGCACTATTGTTAGAGTAGATGGAAATGGAAGAGATAGATTAGCATACATTCCCTCTACGGGCAGTTCTAAACAAGATATGAAATGCGGTGGTAGAGCTAAAGCTCCATTTGGTAGTTCATTAAGTAGATTAAATTCTATGCTTAGTCAAATTGATATGGACGCTTTGTCAAATGCCTGGGATAGAGTTGAAGAAATAGAAGATGAAAAATATAATAATGTAAAATCTAATATGATACAATTAGATGATGGAACTTTTATTAAAGAAAGTTTGCCTGAAGTAGATGTAAGTCCAAAAAGAGATTTATTTAGATTCCCAACATTAAATATTACTTCAGCTCCATATACAGAACTAAGAAGACCCGATTTTAAGATAGGAAATCCTATAATTCCTGATAATGTAAGAAATGAAATAAAAGGTCCTGAAGATTATAAAGATTATCATTGGATTAAAAGTGCTACAGATTTATTAACAACTGGATTAAGTACATTTAATAATTTATATTATCTTAATAAAATGAAAGAACCTCCTAGACCAGCAGTTAATCCAGGGGTTAAACTAAAAACAAAATGGAACAATAATGCTACATTGTCTGCAATAAGGGAATCATTGGGTAATACTATAACAGATTTGGTAAGAAATACTGCTAGTTCACAAAATCTTAGAAATAGTATTAATCAAGCTAGAATAAATGCTCTAGGATTAATCAATAAATCAAATGAGGATAAAGAAAATAAAGAAACTGAATTAATTAATGCAGATTTAAGACAGAGAGCTACAAATATAAAAGATAATGTAGATAATTATAATACTTGGAGAAATTCACTTGCTGCTTTTAGAAATAATATATTTGATAAGAGAAGTGAAACATGGAATAATATGATGTCAAATGTTAATAAAGTAGTAAATGAAGCTATTGAAAATAGAGAACAAAGAGATGCAGAAAGAAGACAGTTTGATTTTCTATCTTATGCTTATCCTATAGTTAGAAATAATCCAGCTATTTCTAATTATTTGTATGATATTTTATTTGGTAAAAATAAACAAAGTAAAAGTTAGATAATATGAATTTTGTAGAATTAGTAAAACATAATCATGTAAGTCCGTATAGTGCGGAACTTACTACTAAAGTATTTGATACTTTACAAAGTAGACATGATTCTATTTCTAAAGCTAGAAATGATTTATATGCAGCAGTTATGAAAATGCCAATGCATCCATCAGAACAATTATTTAAACTTGCATTACTTCAAGAGATACAAAGTGGTATAAATGATAATATTACAGACCCTAAAAGTCTTAATGATGATTTTGATAATATAATGAGAATGACTTCTGAGATTATGAATGACCCAGTTGTTACAGATAGAGTTTCATGGTATGATGGCTGGCTTAAACAACAACAAAAAATTAGAGATAATAAAAATCTTCCTGAACGTTGGAAATTATGGTATTCGGCAAAAGAACCATATAGGTCTCCAGTAGGTGATGGAACTCCTTATACTCCTTTAACTCCAATTATAGAACCTGCTGATAAATATGAAGTATTTAAAAAGGCTGTTGGTATAACATCTCCAACTAAATATGGATATGCTGGTAATAAAATAGTTAAAAACGCAGAAGGTAAAATGGGATATATAAATAATAGTGGTAGATTTGAAACACTTAAAGCTGGAGATTTATGGAATAGTGTAAAAGAAATTATAGATGGCGATACTAAGACTTCAGAACAATTATTTAGAGAATATCAAATAGAAAAAGATTATGGAAATACTAAAATAGGTAATAGAGATATGAGTTTTCCTGAATGGGAATTTGCACAATTTGCTGGAATGTGTGAAGCAAAAGCTCATAGAGATAGTTATACTAGTACAAAGCTAAGTGGATTTGGTGTAGGAAAAAGTGGTGGAGATGGTGATGGAGATGATGATAATACTTCTGGAAATCAAGGAGAATTCCATTTAGAGGAAGGAGAAACAAGAGAACAATATCCAAGTAATTAAAATTTTAATATTATGCCACAAGAACATATAGGACAAAATGTACAAAATTATACTCAAGGGTATAATGAAAAAACTTACTGGAATCTTGAGGATTATACTAAAGCTCAATTTGCTGATATGGGAGTGAAACCAGATGATAATGGATTTTATCCCATAAATGAACTACAATTACAACAATATGCTAATGATGTAGAAGAACATAACGATAATTTAAGTCATTATATAGAAACAGCTACTAGAATAGATGAAGTATTACTTAACGACCATAATTCTCAAGCAATAAAAGCTATGATAGGACTATTTAATGGAGATTTTAATAGTATAAAAATAGATGAAAATGATGGTCAACCTGGTCAAGTAAACGACGTTGCTAAAAGAATACACGATTGGAGTAATAATCTTTGGGTAGATAGTGCATCTGATAAATATGGGTATTTTCAAGTTAATTTTAAGGATGATGAAATCTATGATAGATTGGTAAATTTATATGGTTCTAGACTAAATAGATTAGGTGTAACTAGAATTGGAAAAGATAAATTATTTGCTCCAGATACTTATCACGCAGCATTACGAGTAGATAATCAAGATAAAATACCTATTCTTATGATGTATCTAAATATGGCTACTAGTTATAAAGATGTTAATGGAGCATCATCTGATTGGAATTTTTGGAATAATACTAGAGAATTATTTAGTTCATATCAAAGATGGGATATAGAAGGGTTAAATGGCGAATATAGTAGTAGAAAGAAAGACGAATTATATAATCAAAGAAGTTCTAGAGAAAATGATGTTTCTGGATATGACTTTGATGAAATAAATGAGTTTGGTAGAGAAATGACAGATTATTACAAAATATATACAAGTTATGGAGATATAAAAGAAGAAGAACATTATGTTCCATTAGAATATCATATGAAAATGAAAGCTATAAGAAGAGGTGATAGACCAGTTCATACTGCTATGGAATTATTAAGGCCTGATGAAAAAGAAAGTAAATTAAAGAATATATTAAAAGATGATGTTAATAATAAATTAAATGTAGATTTTAAGAATATGCCTCAAGGCTCTATATTATTCGAGGGAGAAGATGGAGTATGGAGTAAGTATGTAATTAATCCGGACACTAAAGAAAAAGAACTTCCAGATGATGAACTACTTGATTTACTTTCTGAGAGAGCAACTGCTATTATGAAATCTAGTGACCCGTGGTTTCAATTACAAATGTATATTGATAGAGATAGAACTAAGGGTAATGTGTTTTGTACTGCCATAACTTTAAAAGATGAAACTACTATAACACAGAGTAATACAAATCAAGCAAATTCTACTAAAAGTTCTGCTAGATTAAAATTAACAAAATTAAAAAGAATAATTGTTCCTAATTTATTTAGAGAAAATGAAAATGAAGAATTACAGGCTAAATATAATACTGATTCAGATAAAGCGATAGCTAGAGGAGAAAATATAAGAGCTAGTAATGGAAAGTATAATATAACATATGATGTTAATGGAACTCCAATGTATATAAAAAATATAATGGGTGATGATGGAATAAAACATTTATTTTTGTTAGTAGGAAACAATGCTTATGACTTAGATAAAATTGGTAGACAAACTGGTTCTGAATTAGCTGGTACTTTAGTATCTTTAGTTAATTCTTATAAAAAGTGGGAACAAGTTGCTCAGGTATATAATCATATGACCGGAAATAAAGATAAATTTAGCGAATATTTGAAAAAAGCTGAAAATGATGATACTACTATTAAACAAATAATAAATAGTTTAAAGTAAATGACTGGGGATATTTTAAATGCGCTAAATTCTGCAAGAAAAACTATTGCAGAAGATAATTATGTTTCTGATTCTGTAAAAAGAGTCGAAAAAACTTTAAGTCCTACAGATATAAAAGATATAAATACTATATATGGAAGTACTAATACTAAACATTTAGATTTTGGGTCTGGAGAAAATGATAGAATCGCTGCTAGGCAAGAAGCAAAAGCTAAAGCACAAGGTAAATGGGCGCAATTGAGAAACTCTGTATTTCAAGGTTTATATAATGAAGCGTTAGTTGGTACTGTTGCTAGTATTTGGGATTTGGCTGTTGCTGATTATGAGGCAATGATGGCAGTTAATCCATTATTTGCTGCATTTAGTGAAAATAATGTTTATAGAAGTGATGATTGGAAAAAAGTTGCTCAAAGTAGATTAAAAGTTGTATATGATAATGCTATTGCTAATAAATTATATGAACATCAAAATTATATTAGAGAAGATTTTGCACCAATATATAGAAATGAACAAACTCCTTTAGCTTTTGGTGAATGGTCTTGGTATATGGAAAATCTTCCAAATGCTGTTAGCACTTTAACTTTGTTATTACCTGCAGCTGGTGAAGCTAAACTAGCAGGATATCTAGGAAAGGGTGCTAGAATGGCTATGAATGTAGCAAAAGGAGTTAAAGCTACTTCAGGACTTCGTAAAGGTTTTGGTATTTCTAGAGCAACAGCAGGTGCATTAGCTAGAAGCAGTAGTGCATTGGGTGAAAGAGTATTAGAAAGTGGATTTGGTCAAGCAGGTTTAGGTTTAAAAATAGGAACAGCATTAGAAACTGTTGGTTCAAGACCAGCTACAATAGCTAAAGCACTTAGAGGACTAGAAGAAACTGGTATAGAAGCATTCACAAGTAGAACTTTGGAAGGCATACAAGAAAGTAGGGAAGTATATAGTCAAGTTAAAGAAGATATGAAACAAACATTATCTTCTATGAATGATGCTCAAAAAGCTAATTTTAGAAAGAATAATACAGAAAATGGAAAATATATATTTGAAGGAATGAGTGATGACCAAATAGCTGACCAAATAGCTTTAGAAAGTGCAAATAAAACATTTATAGATGATTATCAAGCATTAATATTTGATGTTGCACAATTTTATGCTCTTAGAAAATTTATTAAACCTATAACTAGTGCTCCGTTAACAAGAAGTGTTTATAATGCGCAACAAAGAAGTCTTGCTAGATTAAGTGGAACAGAAGCTGCTGAAAAAACTTGGCTACAATGGCAAGGGTATAAATTAAAAAATGCTTTTGGTAGTCCTAAAAATTTTGCTAAATCAGCATTTACAAGTATGGAAGCTGCTTCATTTTTTGAAATGCCTGAAGAAATGATTCAAGGCATTAATACAGAAAAAGGAAAAGAAGTAGCTAAACATTATTTAGACCCAAATTATGTAGATAGAACTTATGAAAGTTATTTACGCGACCCTGCTATTTGGGATCAAGGAGTTTGGGGTATGCTTGGTGGTATGATATTTAATTATGGTGGTAGAGGTTTGTCCCATGCTGCAAAAAGAGGTAATGCTGAAATACAAAAAAGATTAGGTCTTATAACTGAGGATGCATATAACGCTTTGTTAATGACAAATGATAAAGTTAGAGCGAAAAATATTGAAGGTAGAGGGGAATTATTAGATGAGTATATTAATAAAATGAATTTAATAGATGGTGGTAGAAATCCATATAGAAGATATGTAAATGAATCTGGAGAACAATATTTTGATGAAGAAGGTAATGCTTTTGAATATGCACAAGAAACAGAAAGAGAAGCGTTAAGACTTAAAGCAACTGAAGAATATGTCACAAAATTAGCATTAGATGCTTATGAAACTGGAAATGCAACATTAATTAAAGAATATTTAAATAATGAAGATTTCCATAAACTAATAGAATCAAAAGGTGTTAAATTTTCAAGTGATGAAATTAAAGTTGGGGATTTTATAAAAGATACAGTAAATAATATATTTGAAACATACGAACAAAAACTTGTAGATGTTATAGAAAATACAGATGTAGATAGTGATGTTATAGCTAGAATGGTAGCAAGAGATTTAACATTATTAAATAATAGAAAAGAAAATAATAGTTACTTACTAAATTATTATACTGATGATGTTACAAATGATAATTATAATACTGCACAACCTACTACAGCACAACAATATGTAGATAATTATAGAAAAAGATATGGACTTAATAGATTAAAGCAACTAATAAATACAAAAGAATATTTTAGATTATGGAAAGATGAAGGTAGAATTAGTGACCAACGAATGGCTGAAATAGAAGAAAAAGCTAAAAGAGGTGAAATAACTTCTGAAAGATTAGAAATGTATAGACAAATACATCAAAATCAATTACAATTTGAAGCAACTGGTCATTCAACAGAATTAAGTGTAGCAGGGTATAATTCTTATATTAAAGACATAAATAAAGAAATAAATACTATAACTAAGTATTTAACTAGTAATGGATTATTAAAATATACTTATAAAAATGATGAAAATGAAGAAACTACTATAGATTATTTAAATGCAGACATTGCTGATTTACAAGATATAGCCTATGGAAAAACATATAGTGAAGAATTAAATTCATTGCCTAAAGAAGTAAAAAAGATATTTGATATAGTTACTAATGATGATATGTTTGGCGATGTAACAAATGAATTTAAGAAAAAAGTTGCTAGAATGGTAACTAGTGAAATAGAAGGTGCTCAATATGATAATGAAACTCCTACAACAAAACAAGATTATAAAGATTTATATGATAAATATGCTTATACTTTAGAGAGATACACGAGTAATTTAATGGGAGGATATACTAGAGATTTAATGGAATATTTACAAGATTCAAAAACAATTGAAGAACTAGAAGATAGATGGAATAGAATATTATCAGGTCAAGTTAATGAAGATTTAGAAGATGCTGTTGATGCTCTAAGAATTGGTTATTTAAAGCTATTACAAAACGGTAGAGGTAATTTTTTCAGTGATATGGTTAATTCAGCATATATAGGTAGAAAAAATGAATTAATTGGAGAAAAAAATAATAATGAAGAAAGAGAAAATATAGAAACTAGAAAAGGAACAAAAAGAAGAGTAGAAAAAACAGATAAAGAAGAAAAAACAAAAGAATCTAAAAAACCAAAAGAAACTGAAAAACCTAAACCAAAACCTAAAAAAGAAGAAAAGAAACCTATTATAGATCCTATTCCTGAAGAAGAAGGTGATGGAACAATAGTTTTGCCAGATAAAAAAGATGAAGAAGTTAAAGATAAAGAAAAACCAAAAAATGAAGGTTATAATGGGGAAGAAGAATATGACCCAGTACTTGTAGCCGGTTCTATAATAGAAAGTGCTGTTGATGATGTACTAGATGAAAATAAAGAATTAGTTAAAAAATTAGGTGATGAAATTGATTTAAATTCTGCAGAATATAAAGAGCTATTTGATAAAGTTAAAGTTACTATAGAAAACTCTGGAATGAATTATGATCCTAAAATGGATAGTATTATTCATAGTGCTATAAGTTTAGCTAAAGATTTAATGAAAGATGAAAATCCTGATGATATAGCTGAAGGTATAATGGGTTCTATAGGATTTTCAAAAATAATTAATATGGGAGAAACTTCTGTTGATGAAAGAATAGAAAAATTCTTAGAAGCTTATTTAAAAACTATAGCAGAAGTTGATTATAATGGAAAAAGAGTTGTAAATGTATATAAATTAATGCAAATGTTATTAAATGATAGAAAGGTTAGTTTTGATATAGCATTGACAATAATTAAAAATCTACAAGATTATATTAAATCTCAAGATAAATATGTTTTTATAGGAATAAATAATGAATTTACTAATAATCCAAGAAGTTATTTAAGGAAGCTAGCACAAGTAAAAGGTGAAGCAACCATAGTAAACGGTTTAAGAATAAATAGAACTAATGTAGGAACTCTTAGTAGAATGGGATATGATACAGAAGAAAAGAGAATAGAATATTATAAATTAAGAAATAGATTATTACTAGATTTAAATAATCCAAATGCTGAATCTGAACCAAAAATTAAAATGGAGCAAAATGGTGATAAATCTAATTCTGTTAGATTTATAATTGAATATAAAGATAAAAAAGGTAATAAACAATCATTAGAAATTGGTTACATTGCTGCTCCTACAAGAACAAATAATAACAAAACATATAGCATATCTTCAACTAATACAGGTTTTAATTATTCTATTACAAATGAAGGTGAAGGGGTATTTACAGCTAATGTTGATGAATTTTTTAATGCGCTAATTTTTGAATCTAGTAATGAAGCTGAGGAATTAAGACAAATATGTAGAAATTATGCTTTTAGAATTAGAGAAAGAATAAAATCAGGAATTTCACAATATAGATTTGTTGCTCTAGAAGAAGAAGAAGCAAAAAAACTATTAGATAATAAATTAATAAAGCAATTAAAAGAGAAAGGATTAATAACTGTTTCTAATAGGGATAATGTTAAAACTACTATACAAGGTAAAACTATTAGTGGAGAAGTAAATGAAGCTAGTAGAATAATACAAATAATAACAGATGTATTATATAAAACTGATGAAGATTCTGCTGATACATGGAAGACTGATGATGCTGCTGCAGATTATATTTTAACAGCAAGTCCTGATGAAATTAAAACTAGTTATGAAAAATGGAAATATAGAATTTGGGATCAATATGATAGAAGTTATCAAGTTATAGAAAAATTTAATAGAAATCAGAAACAAAATTTCTCTACAAATATGATAAACCAAGTTATATTACATGTAAATACTAGTGATGAATTAACTAATGTAAATGATGTTGTATCAAATAATCCTAAAAATAGATTAGTTTACATGGATGCAGATGGTTCTATAATAGATGAAAATGGTAATAGATTGGGTGTATCATCAAGAATTAATGAACTTGCAATTTTAATAGACACTGGAAGTTATGTTCAAGCAAATGGATATGAACCTTGTATGGTTTTTGTTAATAAGAAAAATAAAATAGGAACTGGAGGAAGACTATATGGTAAACTGAAAGAAGAATTAACTAATATTATAAAAAGTCAATTTAGTGATGAAGATAAATCTCCTAACTTTGATGAAATAAAAAGAAAATTAAATTCTTTATTTGGAGTAAAAGGATTATTTAGTGGTTATCAAGTTATAGATTTTACAACTAATGGTTCAAGAATGATAGCTCTTGCAACTACAGGAGAAGATAGTACAAATATATTAACATTTTATGAAAATGCTAATAATAATGGCAGAACTGGTGTATCATATAATCCTTTTGGAACTAAATTTAATTTTATTCACAGTGCTGATAAAACACTTATAGCTGGAGGTTCAGAAATAAACGCTGTAGATTTAATAGTTTCATCTATTATGAATGGAGATATTTTAGGTCATACAATATCTACAGGTGTGTTATTTAATACTTCATTTGCTTTAGTTAAAAAAGACCCCGATAATGAATATATAGAAAGAAAAGATGGAAATATTTATATAATGGGTGAAAAATATAATAGTGCTTTGGATTTTGTTATGAAAGAAAAAGCATTTGCCACTCATGCTAAAAAGAATAAAGATGGAAGTTTAATATATGGAACTCCGGAGTTTAAAACTTTATATTTAGATGTTGATAATGATAGTAGTACTAGAGAACAAGAAGCTATATCTGGAATAAATATAAAAATTCCAAAGCCTAATGAAAAAGTTAATACATTAGAATTTTTAAAACAATTAGGATTTAGAGAAGATTATATTAAAGAGTTAATGGGTTATTCTAATGAAGATGGAAAAACTACATTGCCTTTAATTCCTGAAGAATTTATATTTAGTGGAGTTACAAACAAAGTTAAAAATAAAGAAAATCCATTACTTGGAGATTTTGAAGGTATATATGATCATAAAAGTGGACAAATTAAAATATCTTCTTTAAGTGCTTTAGGTACTATATTTGGTCAAAGTAGAAGTGCTAGAAATAATCTTGTCAGAGTATTATTACATGAGCAATTACATAAAGCATTATCTGCTAGAGGATTTGCTGGAAGACAAAGATTGTTTTCTAAGAATGATTCTAGTGCTAAAGAAATTGTAGATGAATTATTGAAAATAGCTAAATTTGCATATGACAAAGTAAGCGATGATATAGTGAATGGAAATAATGTAGGTGGATTAAATAAAGATGCTTTAACTAAGATAAAAAATTATCTTGAAAATGTTGTTAATAAAACCGGTGTATATAAAGATAAAGACGATTTCTATATTGCAGAAGAATTTATAGTTGAGAGTATGACAAGAACAGCACTACTTAAATATTTTAATAATACTGAATATGGAAGTGTTACTATAGATAATATAGAAAATAGTAAGAAAACAATTTGGCAAAGAATATTTGATAATTTGTTAAAAATACTTAATAGATTAGGACTTAATATTGGTTCTATAAAAAATAATACTATCTTAGCAAGACAATATGAAATATTTGGAGAAACATTTAATAAAGAAGTACAAGAAGCAGAAATTCGAGGAAATGAAAAAGGTACAAAACAAAACAATTTTGAAAAAACTGGAAAAATCATAGAAGAAAAAGAAAAAGAATTAAATGAAACATTTGAAGGATTACAACAAGGTGAAAATGAAGAAGATTGGGAAAAAAATCATATTTATATATATATAGACCCAAATGAAGTTCATCATAAAATAGATATATCTGTAACAAGACTTACTACTGCTAAATCTGATGGTAGTAAAACAGAATATACTGGACCTGAAGTTGCTGGACCAATTGGAACAGAACTTGATGAATATTTCAGATTATATTTTGATGCTAATGCTATTGACCCGGATAATGTAGTTACAGAATTTGAGAATAATGGAAGTTTGAAATATTTGGATAAACTTACTGATGCACAAAGAGAAGCATATAATGAAGTAGTAGAAAATATAAGACAACAAATATTGGATAAATTCAATTTAAGAGGAAAAAGATTTAAAATTATAACAGGACAGACTACTGTTGCTGGAACAGTAGATATAAATGATAAAGGTTCCTTAAATGGAAAAAGACTTGTTGCTGGAACAATGGATATGATTATACTAACTGAAGATGGTTATTATATATTAGACTTTAAAACTAGTAGAAATTTTGATGGTTCTAAACAATCTATTCAAGAATTTCCAAATACACATCCACAATATGGAAAACAAGTTGATTTATATAGTAAATTTATTGATGCTAACACAGATAAACTAGGAAAATGTTTAGGAAAAGCTTTAATAGTTGTAGGAGTTAAATATGGAGATAATTTAAAATATAATAAAGATACTAGAAGAATTGAATCTGAAGAAGAAATACCATTTACATTAACTGGTGGATATGCTGTTATAGATGTTAGTGATGAGAAATATGGAGTGAATTATGAAATTACTAATTTTGTTGATACACTAATTGATGATAAAGGTATAGATTTTAATGATGAAGATGAAAACAACGATAATGTCGATAAGACAAAGAAAACAGACAATACCGATAATACAGATAATGAAGAAAATTTAGATTCCCCCATAGAGGGAGATAATGAAAAAGCTGGTGAATTTATTATTTTTACTGAAGATGGTGAAGAAATAGATGAAGATTTTGATATAGAAGATGATTTTGAAGATATTTCAGAATCTAAATTTATAGATTTAGATGAAGTAAATACTAGTGAAGAAGTTCAAAGTATTTTTTATGATTATTCTAATGAAGTAGTTATAAGTAATGTTGAACAATTTTCTAGTGAAAATGAGTTTTTAAAGTCAGTAGATATAGAACAAAGACCAAAATTAGCCTCCCTTATGGCTCGTGGCTTCGTTAAATTTGTCTGCTGATAAATTATATGTTTTTAGTGCAAAGGGGCTGTAATCTAAAAAATTACAATCCCTTGCACTTTTATAAAATCAATTCTTATTATACTGTTTAATCTTATAATGTATGAGTTGTAAAAAGTATTCTATCTCTATTCCTGGAGATATAGATGGCAAGTTGGCTAAAGCCATATCAGATATTAGCCAAAGTTTAGGATTTAAATATAAAACTATAGAAACTGCTCTTTCTATTATTGCTGCTGAAAAATATGAAAGAGAAGATTTGCAGAAAGCTTTAGACGAAAAAGGTATTAATAAAATAAAGAAAGAATTAATTAATGAATACATAGCTCAAAATCCTACTGGAACAAATTCTATAGTTAGAATTTATGATGAAGATAATTTAAGAGGGTTTACAAGTGGTGTAGCTAAAGCTACAGCTATTAATTATGTCGCTTCTAATATTATATTGGAGTTACAAAGAAACATAAATACTCCAGAATCAGAACAAGAAACTAATGATAAAATTATAGAGAAGATTGTTAATGATTTAAGAAAACAATTATTTTTAAAAATTGATGAAATAATTAATGACCCATCTTATAAAGAAAAAAATAAAGATTTAACTCAAAGATTAATAGATGCATATGTTAACAATTCTAGAAAATTAACAGAATCTATAGCTAATTATAATTCTATAAATAAAAGACTCAGAGCAATATCTTCAGCAATAAAAAAAGGTGAAGATAAATCTAAATTTAAAGATGAAGTAAAAGAATTAAATCGAGAGAAAGCAAGATTAACTGAAGATATTGCAGTTTTAAGAGGATATAAATATATAGATGCTATAAATATTGTTAATGCTTTAAATAGAGAAGACTCATCTAATTTTAGAATTAGAGATTTTGCAAACTTAGTTAGTTTAGCTAGTGTTAATAGTAGAGATTTCTTTAAAGAAGTTGCTATTAATCAAGCATTAACTAATATAAATAAGTCATTTATTGATTCTCTTAATAATTCTCAAGTTCATTATCTTGACGATGATGTACAATCATTTAATTCTGAAGATGCTATAATTATATTAGGAGCTAATGATGAAACTGATGAATATAGTAAATCTTGGAATGAAAATATTTTCAAAAGTTATACTCAATATATAGATACAGCTATTAAATTTGAATTATCTACAATTCCTAGATTGACTGAATTTTATGATGATATGACTGCTACAATAAATAATGAAGAGAATAAATTGCCTTATGATACAGATAATCCCTTAGGAGTAAGAACATTTTATAATTATAAATTTGTAGTTCAACAATTAGTAAGACTTGGCAATTTTAATAGTCCTGATGATTTCATTGAAAGTGTAGCAAAAATGGCAAGTAGAATAAAAGAACTAAATGGATTTAGTGTATTATATAATAAAATGTTATTTGATAGAGCTTTAGCAAATAGAATATTTGTAGCATTAGGACAGCCAATAGTTGACAAAACTATTATTGATGTTGCAGATGGTCAATTAGATGTTAGTAATCCATTAGCTACTGCAGATGTTGCAACCTATTTTAAATATAGAAATGTGTTCAAATCTACATTTTATGATGCTTATGATGTATTAGATGTAACAGGAGTTGAAAATTTAATTAAGAAAATAAAAAGTAAAAATTTAAATATACGAGCAAAAATTAAAGAATTTAATCAAAATAAAAACTTAATAGTTTCTATATTAAATAAATATTTACCAACAGTAGATAGTGATGTATTATTTAATTATATAAATGAGGATAGTCTTGAACAACAACAATTTAGAAGAATAAATGAAGTATTATCAATAGTTAATAATTTAGTAGATGCAGCTTCTAAAGCATTAAATGAATTTAATAAAATAAATAAACAAAATAGAGATATATCTTTTTCAAATGCTTTTATTAGACAAAGTGGAGGAATTATAGATGGTGTTACAGTTAAAGAACAAGAATATAAGAAATTTGATTTTTCTTCTTTAAATATTAGAGCACTTGATGCTTCATTAATAACATTATCAAAAATAATAAATAGATATTCTGCTATAAGTATAGAATTAAATAGTAGTAATGCAGAAGGAAATATGTCAACTAATATGATGAAAAATTCATATTTTGGCAGATTCTTTCAAAAACTAAAAATGGAAGAAGAAGTACAAGATGATACAGGTCAAATTGTTACAATTAGGTCAGGATTAGAATCAATTAAAAATGAAGTAACAAAAGGTGAAAGTAATGGTGCTTCAAATCAATATGCGTACAATCCTATTTATTTTGGAATAAGAAATGCTAAAGGTTCCACTATTGTTCCTGGGTTATTTAGTAGAGATGGGCAAAATGTTGTAACTACAAGAAATGCTCATAATATATTACAAAGTTCTTTATTTGATGGAGTACGAGATTTAGGAACTGTTAGAAGTGCTCTATATAATACTATGAGTAGAAGTGATTATTTTTTGACACAATTCTTATCATTTCTGCATCCTGCTAAAAGAGTTATGAATGGAACATTCTCTGACACTCTAGAAGGTCATCCTAGAGCTGAATATTTTATGAGAACTCCATCAGATGCTCCTAAGAATTTTACAGTACAATATTTTAGATTAAATGATGTTGAACTTAGAGCAAGTTTTACTCAGCATTTAACTCAAGAATTGTGTGATTTTATAACACAATTAAATAATGTACTAAATGCAAATGATGATTTTTCTGTTAGAGAGGATACAACAGGATTAATAGATAGAGCACATCATGATAGAGGTAAAATAATTAAAAATGGTAGATTAGCTGGTAATCTTTTTAAGTTTAATAAATTGTTTAAAGTAGGCTCTTTAGATGTAAATGAGAGAATGGTTAACAGTCTTTCCCTCTACGGGGAGGGTAAAGATAGCCTTATTAAATATGACAGCGTTAGTGGTAAATATCGTCTTAATATGAATCAACTTGGTAAACTATTTACAATAGAAGATGGTAAAATTAAATTTATATTAACTAAAGAAACAAAGAAAATTATAGGCGGTATTGCTGGGCAATGGCAAAACGAATTTACTAAATATATTATAAATAATTCTCAAGAATTTAAAGATATAATTGGAAAAACAGTATATGAATATAATGAAAATGATTTAGTATCATTCTTTTTGAATAGTGCAAATATGAATATGAATTTTGATATGCTTTTTGAAGGTGATACTAAATTTTATAGAAATGCAAGAGATTTTCTTAAAAGAACAAAGGAAGGTCAAGCTGGTGGTTTAAATTATACAGGATATAATTTATCTGATGAAAGTTTTGATGATGTTCATGATATTTTAGATGCAGAAGGATTATTTATACCAATTATGATAAAAAAGGATGGTAAATTACAAGAAAGTGGGATGAATGCTAGAAATGGATTTAGAGCTATAACTATTACAAATAAAATTAATTTTGCTAAAAGTAGACACAGATTACTTAATGAGCTAAAACAAATTCATATTAATGAAGGAATGAGTGAAATAGAAGCTACAACTGCTGCTTCTAAAGAAACAATCGCTTATTTTGAACAAGGAAAATTTGATGATGCTCAATCTTATATAACATTTGAAGAATGGATTAGAAGAAGATTTGCTGATGGAACAATAGGAGATTATCAAGATATAATACAACAAATATATGAAGTAAGAAGTGGTAAAAGAACAAGACAAGAAATAGATTTATCATCAATTATAAAAAGAATTCAAGTAGATAAAAACTTTTATTTTGACCATTATTATGATACAGAAACACAGACTTATTATCCTAGACAAATTAAAAATGCTGAGTTTGTAATTATACCAGAACTATTATCAGATGAAGGAATAAAAGATGAATCAAATGATTTAATTAGGCTTTATAATATTTGTGTTAGAAATGATATAGGCCAAATTAATACATCTGAAACAAGTAAAGCTGCAAAAAAGAATGTATTAACATTTTGGGATAATAATGGTGTTGTTAATAAAAACTTTGAAAAAGATATAAAGAATTTATCTGCTATAGAAAACTTTTATTATCAATATTTATGGAAGCAACAAGAAGTTCCTGAACACATGAAAGATAAAACAAATAAGGCTGGTGTTCAGATTATGAAAAAAGTTCTTGATAATTTATCTAATGATGAAACTAGAAGTATTGCTGAAGATTTTATGAGGAACTATGTTGCTAATATAAAACAAGACTTTGAATATTTATTAGATAATTGTGGTTGGAAATTTGATGAAAAAACTGGTCATATTGTAAATAAAGATGGTAGTGAAGATTTAGATTTTACAGTATTTTATGAAAAAGCACTAAGAGAGGCAGCAAGATTAGGTATGGATAGTAATTTTATAGAATATTTTATACCAGACCCTGACACCGGAAAACCAAAAATGCCTAATTATATGAATAATACAGGTAGTAAGATTGAAAGTATTGTTCAAGCTATTTTTAATTCTACAATTACTAGACAAACATTACCTGGATGGCATGCTGCTCAAATTACAGACGTTGGTTATAGTGGAGAACTAAAATATCATCCTGCAGTATACAAAAAAGATGATGAAACTTTATCTGAAGAAGAATATAATAAACTGGATGATAAAACTGGATGGAATATGGAAGTTGAAGCATATATGGAAGTGTATCTTCCTAGATGGTCTTCTTTAATTCCAAAAGGTAAAACTTCTGAAGAAGATAAACAAATATTAGACCAAATATCTAAAGAAGGACTCGATATACATATTGGTTATCGTATTCCTACTGAAGGCAAACAATCAGTATCTGTACTTAAAGTTGTAGGATTTGTTGATGATAGTTATGGTAGTACTATTGTAGTTCCAGATGAATGGGTTATTCAGTCTGGTGCAGACTTTGACGTTGATAGTATTTATGGTATATGTTATGAAATGTATAGAGATAAATATGATATGCTACATAAAATAGAATTTATAAATCCTTGGGCTGAAGATGTTTCAGATGAAGAAAGAGAGAATATTATACAAAAAATGTATGCTGACTATATAAATGAAAGATTAGTAAAACGGCAAAATTTTGTAGCATTAGATGATATAGATAGAGAAGAAATTAAAGAATCATTAAAATCAAATGAAAAATTAAAAGAACTTAGAAAAGCTAAAAATCAATTTAGATTTTTAGATGCAAAACTTGGTGAAAAATATGATAAATTATCTAAGGATGCAAAAGAAAGAGTGGATGTAGCAACAAAATATATTGAATCAAAAACTTCCAATGGTAATTATAGTGCTGCTGATATAACTAGATTAAGATCTAGAAATATAATTGCTGGTCTTACTCAATTATTAAATTCTGTAACAGATGAAACACAAAAAGAAAAAATAGAATCCTATATAGAAACACAAAAACAATTATTAGAACAAGTGAATATATTGGAAACTTTAGATAAGAATAATATAAATTATGAAGCTATTAGAAATAAACTATATGAAGACGTTGTAAAAGAAAACTGGGATAATTATTTTGCTGCAATGCAATCTATTGCAAAAGAAAACGGGATTATAACATATGAAGAATTTAAAGAACTCCCCGTGGAGGAAATGAATACAAAACAAGCTAGAAATAATAAAATTTTAGATTCTATTATTGCAATTATGAATAATCCTAGTAGTAGAACTGAAAATTATGCTACTTCTAACTTTAGAGATATTACTGAAGCTAAAATTGTATTAGAAAAAATATTAGGTGTTGACTTTACAAATAGTAGTCCTTATGACCCATTTATCCAATTAAGATTTATGGATGATGTTATGAGTGGTGCTAGACTTAAGGCTATATCTGTGAATTATGATACTTTTGCATCTGTTGCAAATTATACAAAAGCATTACTTGGTTCTGAAACTGTTGATATATCATATGATTTAACAAGAGAAAAAGATGGAAAAAAAGTTTATAATTTAGAGTCAATACAAAAAGCATATAATAGAGAAGGTGAAATTGAAGTTATAAGAGATAAAAATAATGTTCCAGTAAAAGTAATAGTACATCATTCTAGAATAGGATGGAGTGAAACAAATAAGAATGTTACAGATTCAATTATAACAGTATATAATTCAGAAACTACAGCTCATACTCTTGATGCAGTGAAGGAAGGCTCTATTTATAATTTAAATGAAGAAACTTTTGGTGCATATAAGTTACTTCCTATGATTGGAGCTGATTATGATACTGCGATTGCATTTATAATGCAACCTGCTATAACTGAACTTAACAGAATAAATGTTGGTAAGAAATCTCCATATTTTACAGAATCCGGAAAACCTATTTTTACAGCAATAAAACAATTATACGGTAGATATTATAAAACTAAAAAATATGTAAGTTGGAAAGAGATAGAAAAAACAATAAAAAATGATACTGAATTAGCTAAATGTTTTGAGCAAATTAATTTTTCATTTACAGAAGGAAGAAGTATATTAAGTGGAAAATCAATATTAGATTATAATGTATTAGTTAGCAGATTAAAGAAAGAGAAAGAATTAAACAATAAAAGTGATGCTGAATATACTACAATGGATTTTGCTATTGACTTAATGACTCTTATAGAATTTAATAGACTTAGTGAAATATCAAATAATATAAACCAAATTATGAATGATGTTAAATCAGATAAATTTGGTGCAAAACAAACTGTAAATGAAACAAGAAAACTATATAAAGATATTATAGAACATAGTTATCCAAGAGATTCAATAGAAGCAAGAATAGCAAATACTGTTGTGGTTGAAGTTAAAGACCAAACTATTCCATTAGTACAAGCTGTGTATCCAAGAGATGTAGAAAATTCTGGTAAAGTTGTAATAGATAGAAGTAAATATATGTTTTTGGCTGCATTTCTTAACTATTCTACAGAAGCAGCCATTGAAACAAATAGTCAATTTTTTGAATTAGAAAGTTCTAAATATGATGATATAAGAACTAGATTAGAAGAAAGAATTGGTAGAAAACTAACAGCTGAACAATATAAAGATTATACTAAATATATAGTTAATTATTTCTATAATTCAATTCCACAAATTACAAATCCTATAACTGTTGATGATTTTGGAAATATTCAATTTGCAGAATATGATGTAGATGAAAATGAAAGTGTATTTAGTAAAGAAATGAATAGAATAGTAGGTTATACAACTACTAGTACAAACTTATTTGTACAAGATATTAATAATCCTACAAGAGAAGAAATAGATAAATTTAGAGAATTAACTCCTGCTCAAAAAGTTATATTTATTCAAACTAATTTTAAAAGAAATGGTGGATTAGTATTTGATAATATAGAAGCTAGTGTTCAAAGAGAAACAATTAATAAATTATTTGGATATAGTGGACAATCTATAAGATTTAATTCTAGTATAGAATTTCTAGAAGATTTATTTATACAATTTAATAGCGCATTTTATAATTCAAATCCTTTAATAAAACTTGCTGCTATAGATTTAGTTAAATATGCAATAGTTGTTGATGGTATGATGTTTAAAAAAGGTGGTATTTCTAGAATTATAACTAATAAGTCTTTATTAGGAGAAGATTCTACTTCTTTAGATATTGTTCCTCAATTACGAGCAAAAGTTGCAAATTCAACATCTAGTGAATTATTAAATGGTGAATTTCTTAATTTATATCTTAGGAGTCATTCAGAAGTATTACCTGTATATAATCTTGGATATGTTAAAAGTACAAAACTTCAGCCTTATCAAAAAGCATTTATAAAATCAACTAACCATACTACTTTTGGTTTAAGACATATAATGCCTGGTTCAAATAATAATACTCAAGATACTGAAAATACTGAATTATTGAATAGATTAGAGTTAACAATAGGTGAAGGTGAGAATATACAAAAATTAGATGGAAGATATATAAAAATAGTATGGAAGGATAAGATAAATGATAAAGTAACTCAAATTACTACAATATTTAAAGTTAGAATAGCAGCTGATAATTCAATATTTTTAATTCCCCAACCAAAACTAGAAAGAGGAGAAACTACACAATATAGTTATAATAAATCAAATAATAGAGGATTTAGAGTAAGGGAATTTTATGATTCATTTATTGATATATATAATACAATGGTTTCTAAAAAAGGAACAATACTTGATATAAATGATTTAGATGAATTTAAATCTAAGTTAAAAGAAGAAGGTAGAAAAGAAGAAACTAAAATACCAGAAAATACTTTATATACTGAATATGATGCAACTAGTAATCCAAATACATTAATGGAAGTATTAGAAAGTAAAGATAAGGAAAAACAATTAGTAAAAGGTGGTATACAACTTTTAATAGATGATATTTTTAATGAAAAATTTGGAGTTATTGGTGAAGAAAACTCTACAAGTAAGATGTTTACATTTAATATGAATCCTTATATAAGAATGTTATTCCCTTATAATGCTAAAGTTAAACAAGTTATTAGAAAAGAAATAAATGGTGAAATGCAAGAAATAGAAGTTACTATTGTTAGAGGAATGAGACCATCTAAATTAACTAGTAAAAATGAACATCAGAGAAAAATTTATGATTCTAGAGTTGGCTCTAAAGGTATATCTACTATTACAAATGAAGATGGAACTAAATCTAAAAATACTGTTTCAGCAGGTGATTGTTATATGATAGAGAAAGATAATACTCCTACTGAAGATGAAACATATAATGCTTCTTTATATATAGACTTAGATGAATATACTACTGTGGGAGAATTGGATTCTGAATTTAATAAGCAAACAGCGACTATAGTTAATGTATTGCATTGGCTAGCATTAGGTAATGATGAAACTGCTTCTGAATTTGATAGACTAATGGATATAAATTATGTAAATTCTAGATTAACTGAAAGTCTGGAAGAGAATACTAAAATTATTTACAGAGAAGCATCTATTTATTTTAGAAAAGTTAGTAATAAATTACTAAAGGATATGAATAATTTCGAATTAGCAAATGGTAATGTATATTCAATAGATGATGAGAGATTGTATAAAGAGCTTCAACCAAATAGCGAAGATTATCATAGACTAGTTAAACTATTATTGGATGCAAGAACTTTTGGTCATTTTATTGTAAATGCAAAATTTAGCAAAGATCCTACAATAAATAAATATATAGAAGATATAAATAAATTTGTTTCTAATGTTAAGAACTCTGATTTAACATTAAAAGGATTTGAAAATATGTTTAATATATATTATGCTAGATTCAGTAGTAATCCTAATATTGCTCAAGGTATTCTAAAGTTAAGAGATGTATTTGGGGATGTTAGTAAATTAGATATGCTAGTTGCAGATATTTCAGATGTTACTCACCCAGAAATTCAAGTCATAACTAAAATAATTAATGCTATGAATTCAGAAATACAGGGTGTTGTAATTCCTGAAGAAATTGAAAAATTTGAACAAGAACTAGCAGAGTTAATGAAACTTCCTGGAGAATTTAGAATAGATAATATAATAACTTCTGATGGGAGATGGAGAACAAATTATACAGATGAATTTTTAAGAGATAAAGAAAAAGTTATAGATATGGCTAGAGATGCTGTATATAAACATGGGATGTATTCTATGGAATGGCTAGATGCTAGGATTGCTAGAGATGAATGGCTATTAGAAAATACAGAACAACCTATAGTAGAAGATTATTATAGAAGATCTTTAAATAATCTTAAAAGAATTAGATTAATTGCTCCAGAATTATATTTGGAATATATGAAAATTCAATCTAGATTATATGAAGATGTCTATGATGAATCATTAAGTGAAGAAGAAAGAATAAAACTTAGAGTACATTTAAGAGAACAATTAAATAGTCTATTATCTAAAACAGATGAAGATGGTGAAGAAAAATCTCCTCAAGAATTAAGAAAAGTTGAAGCACTAAAAGATTTTCTTGCAGCTAGAAAAAATATAAATGCTGAATATTTTACTTATGAGGAATATGAAGGTTTTCAAGATGATGTTGATAATTATTTAGCTATTAGAGATAGATATGATAAGAAATATGCCACATTAACATTAAATGAAAAATTAGACCAATTTGAAGAATATAGAGAAGCATATTATTGGTTAAAAGAAAATGTAAGGTTCCAATTAAGTGATGAAAATCAAGATAAATTAGAAAAAGCTTACTTTATTATAACTGGTGCTTCAGGTGGTACTTCTCAAGATATAATTGAAATACTTAATGATGAAAATGCGTATGATGAATTTGGTAGAAGAGATCCAAGAAAACTTAGTGATAGGGCATTAGAACAAATAAAGCAAAAGCAATTAAGTAGAATTAAAAAGATTGGAGGAACATCGCATAATAGTTTAATAAAAGAAGTTCCTAAAGATATTCCACTACTTAATGCTAAAGCAAAAAGAGAATTAGAAAGAGTAAGAGCTAAAGAAAGTGGAAAACCTAGGGATAATTCTAAGAAAGATGAATATATAAAGAAAATTAATGCTATAATTGAACCATTCTTTGATAAGGATAATAATACTTTAGATACAGTAAGAATGTTTAAAACATTAAGTAAAGAAGAGAGAAACAGATTAAATACTATGTATATAGATTTATTTGATATACCTGTTCAAGATGGTAAAATTAATAGACAATATTATAAATTATTATTTGAAGAATATGTTACTAAAGCTTATAATAATGCTGCTTTTAAAAGAGAACAAGCAAAAGCTAGAAGAGAATTAAGTGAAGATGAATATAAAGAATGGTTAAAAATGTTTGCAGATGCTAAAATTGGTAGAAAGAATGGTAAAGTTATATCTTTATATACTCCAAAATTCCAATTTTTTGGATATTATGTACCAACTAAAGAAGAATATGAAGATAAAGAAAAGGCAAAAGCACTAGCAACAATAAATGATATGGTAGAAAGAGTGCCAAGTGAATATTATCTTGATGCAGAAAAACAAGCTATTGCTGATGGTACATATGATGAATGGTATGAAAAGAACCATATATTCAATCAATATACTCAAAGATGGGAACCATTAAGTATATGGACTGTACCACAATATAAAGGTTCTGCAAAAGATTCTATTCAAAGATTGCCAAGATATGAAGCTGCAAGTAGAGCTGCTGTAAAAGAAAAGCAAAATGAAAAATTTAGTAAATTTGGAGATAATTTTAAAGATGCTGGCAATCCTATATATACTTCTACTACAAGAATGACTGAAAAAGAAAGAAGAATACAAGAATATTTAAAGTCTATAGTTATGAAGTATGCTAGTGGTAATTATCAAATGGAAAAATTTGCTGCAAAGGGATATTTACCTAGAAGATATAAAAAAGAATATACAGCTACTAATTTTGCTAGAGATTTATTGAATGTTGCAGGTTTGGCATATTATAGTACTAGAAATGTTAAAGACCATGAAGGAATATTAGATTATACTAAGCAATGGACTGATAATTTCGAGATGATGGAAACTCTCAAAACAAAAGGTTTTAAACCTATGCCCGATTATCCAAAACGTGAAGGAAAAACAAAAGAAGAATATCAAGAAGAACTTAGAAAATATAGAGAAGAAAGTAGAAAAATTGAAGCACATAATAGAGAATTAGAAAAAGCAGTTCTTGATAAGGATTGGATTAATGTAATCAAAGATTATATTGCCGGAGCTATAGAATATAATAATAGACACACAATGGCTAATACTATATTTCTATTAATGGAAGAATTAAAGATTAATAAGCATTATCTTATAAATTCTAAAGGCAAAATGGAAAGAGATTCAATTAGAAGTATAGATACTAATGAATATAAAACTGAAGAAAGTAAGAATGCTATGGAAATTTTAGAGAATTGGGCAAGAAGAATTATATATAAAGATTATAATAGACATAATGTATGGAGAGATATATTTGATAGTTTTAGAACAAATGCTAGTAGTAGATACATTGCATTAAATCCTTATTCTGGTTTTGCAAATATAGCAACTGGTTATGTTAATATGACAATGGAATTTTTTGGAAATGAATATTTTACAAAAGCAGATGCTATAAAAGCACAAGCAGAATATGCTAAAGGTGGTTTTAGTTATCTTCAAGACGTTTTGAATTTTAGCGATGAAGATAGAAAGAATATTACCAATAGAATTAACTTAATAATTCATAGATTTAATATAATTGACTATGACTTAAAACTTGAAACTAGACCTAATGATAAAATGCACAATGGTATGAAACATCTTAGAAATATTATGTTTGGTACTCAAAGTGCTGGTGAGCATTTAATGCAAAATACTGTATTAATAGCTATGCTTAATGGTACAAAAATAATGAGAAATAAATTAAATGGTAATGAAGAATTAGTTAGTAAAGAACAATATAAGAGATATAATGAAATAGTTGCATTATATAATATTCTTCAAGGTGATCAAAAACTATTAGATGCTTTTGAACAATATAAAAGAAAGAAACTTGGAGATAAAAGAGAGATGTACAAGTATGCTAAATTTAAATATAATTTTAGTATTGATTTTATAAAAGAAGTTTACTATGGTTCAATTACTGGAACTAAAGATAAAAAGATTTTAGATAAATACTTAAAAGAAAAAGAAAGACTAGATAAAGAAGCTGAAGAAGAATTTAATGATTCAAGAAATAAGACATTGAATCAAATGATAAAAGTAGTTAATGGTAAACTTGTATTTGATGAAAAGTTTAAGAAGTATTATGGAGAATTTAGAGAAAGAGTAATTGGTGTTAATAAGAAAATTCATGGTGTATATGATAAAGATGGTGCGGCATTGATAGAGAAATATGCTTTTGGTGCAAATATTATGCAATTCCATAAGCATCTATGGACTGGTTTTATGAAACATTATAAGAATAAAGGTAACTTTAGTGAACGTAGAGGAACAGTTGATAGAGGTATGTTTACAGATATAGCTCATTTACTTGTTCAATCAATGTCAATTATAAATAATTATAATAATGCTAGAAAAGATGGAACAAATCCTGCTCTTGCAGCATTTCAAGCTATTGTTAAATCTACTATAGGCTTAATACCAGAATTATATATTAACTATCGTTTTCTTCCTAGACATCAGAAGCAAAATATGAAAAAGATTATGGGAGAATTAATTGGTATGACTGTTCCAATTGTTGTTCAAGCTATGGTATTTTCTGCTTTTGGTGGAGATGATGATGAATTAAGAGATAATAATTTAGCAAGTAGTATTATATATGCTATGGATAGATTAATGTCTGAAACCATTGCTTATAATGGGTATGGTACAGTTCAAGAAGCTAAAACACTTTGGGGTTCTCCAGTTGCAAGTGGTTCAGCAGCATTGGATTGGATATATCTATTATATTATGGAACTGAAACTTTAATGGGAGAAGATTTAACAATTCATAGTGGTCCAAATGCAGGTGATAATAGACTCAATGTTGTTGCTAAAAGATTGTTTGCTCCTACTAGAGTAATAAATAGAATTAAAAATATAGGAAAAAATAATAGATATTACAGAGTTGGCAATAAGGGAATATCTACAAAAATAGCTAAAGCTCTTGCTGGATATGAAAGTGATTATGATTCTGGTGTTCAATATGATTATCTAAATAGAGATTTTAATTATACTTTTGATGCAAGTCAAAATGATTTCAACTCAAATTTAAATTCTTGGTAGTAGAAAAAAAATGCCCCACAACCGCCATAATTGGCAGCTGTGGGGCTTTCTTATTGAATTTGATGAACTATATTACTATGAAGATTAAACCGCTAAGTCGTCGAGAAATTTAATAGTTCATAAATTATTTTTCACTAGTTGTATCTTTCTTTGTTCTTCTTTTAGGTAATTGAGATTTTATATTATAAACTGCATTACCTATTGCATCTATCACATCATTTGTTTTTTCAGTTACTGTTTCACAAATCTTATCAATTTCATTTTGAGATTCAATACTAACAAGTATTGATTTAGTATTTGATTCTATTAGAGTAAACAGTGCATCTACTTTTTTACTTAATTTATCATAATCATCTAAGTCTTCATCACAATCTAAAACATCTTTTAATTTAAAATATAATGAAGTACACATCATAGTGTTGCAAACACAACACACAATAGCAATTCCGATTAAAACATAAACTAAAGTTTCCATTTTTATAAATTAAATATTAGTAAAACAAGTTAGAGAAGCAATAATTCCCTCTACGGGCAGATTATAATAAGCAAATTTGTTTACAAGATGTACAAAACCAATGATTATTTAACTAAGTTTATCATCAATGTTAACGCAAGCGTAACATCAATGTTGCTTACTAGTCACTCCCCGTGGAGGGAACATTAGCATCAATCAATAAATACCTTTATATCTTGTCCACAATCATTACATTCAACTTGAAGTCCATAACCAAGTTCAAGAGTCATTTCTTCTTCCATAGAAAGATTCATTACATGTTTCTTTTCACAAGTAGGACATTCAAATTCATAACAATTATTTAAGATATTATACGTGGCAGTTACTTTTTTAGGCATTACATATATATAAGGATAAGTTCATCTATATTTTCACTCTTATCAATATTTACTTTTTCTATACCACTTCTAAAGATTAAATAATATAAATACATTGCCATAGCATGAAGCTGCTTTATATAAAATTCTCTACTCATATTTGGGGTAAAAGTAAGTTTATCCCAATTTCCAACCATAGATGCAAGTTTAATAAATCTAGTTTCTAGTTGATAATATTCAGCTTTAAATCTGTCTATATAATCATCAGACAGCATTAAATCAACAGTATCTTTTAGTTCTTTCATAATTTCTTATGATTTACAACATTTTTCGTTTTCAAATTCTTTATTACAAAAGAAATACTTTGTTATAGGAATCATATAACAAAATTCACAATAACATCTTTTTATAGGACAAAATATATCTTCATCTAGCATTATAAAATTCTCTAAAAATGATTCTAAACTCCTTACAAATCTTTCTTTAGATTCTACTTGATAATATAGCACTGCATAATACCATTCACCAGTATCAGGATGTTTAGATTTTAGAACATCTCTAATGAAATATGTATGTCCTTTTTCAACATGAGTAAATTTAGCACAGCCAATGAAGCCTTTAAGCTCCTGTACTGCCATGCCCACCTGTTCCTCGCTCAGTTTCGGAAAGCTCATCTGTTTCAACTAGATTAATTTGTGGATAAGGCATAATAATTAATTGAGCAATTCTATCACCAACTTTATATGGAGTTGGAGTTTCATCAGTAATCGGGTCGCCATTGAAATCCCTTTGCTTAAATGTTACCATAATTTCCCCTCTATATCCAGAATCAATAATGCCAACATGATTAGTCATATAAGCACTAGTTTTTCTATTGGAACTTCTAGGAAATACTAAACCAACGTAACCTTCAGGAATTTCAATCGCAATGCCAGTTCCATAAATATGATTATCTAATTCTTCATCATATTTATAATTCACAGCAACTAAATCCATTCCAGCATCACCTGGCTTGGCATACTTTGGAGTAACTACTCCATCAACAAGTTTTTTAAACTTTACATCCATAATTAAACTTCAAGTAAATAATCACTAAATGCTTTAATTTTGTTAGCTTTATCTCCAAACAGAAGAGAATCAAATCTCTTTTGCCCTTCGACATTGTCTACATTTGAATAATAACCGGTAACAGCATTATATACTCCCCATGCTGTACCGATGATTTCTTTCTGAGCAATACCATTATAATAATAATCATTTAGATTACTAATAGTATTAACTTTCTTCATAGATATTCCGCTATCGTTAATAGCTCTATAATTTCTATTAACAATTTCAAACTTGGTATGACCTGTATCAGCAAGTTGTTGAACCTCAGCATCACTTAAAATTAAATCACAAAATGCTTCTTGTGCTTTAGCATCATTCATTTCCTTTTTACCAAGTAAATCATAAACTAACTGTAAATTCTTAATTTTAGTATTACAAATACCAAGGATTTCATGAGCTAAATCTATATTTTTATGAACACTCTTAGTATGTCTATAACTAATATAACTATCAGCATTTTTAACAGCAGCATTTAAACAATTCTGACAAAAGATTCTAATTGGTGTAAGCATAATCTTTACACCAGTACTTCCATCATGACTAGTTACAAATACTAAATAATTATCTACCGGATCTCCATTTATTGTAATTGTATTAGGTAACTTAGCACTAACAAATACTCTACTACCACCATCACAACATCCAGCAGTTTGCCAAATTGCTTCATTCTTACCAATAGCATCATTAAAGAATTTAAAAGCATCTCTATTTTGCACAGGTTCATATCTACCTTTAACAATACCAAGTGGTTGCCCAGTATCACTTCTATAAGTAGCATACATATTTTCTACAGGATTATATGCACCTGAATCAGTAAATATACCTCCAGGACATATAGTTTTTGCATTAGGAATCTTAGCAAATATTTCAGCTTTTCTTACATCCCAATTTAAACCAGCTTTTTCAATAACCTCTTCAGCAGTTTTGCAGTCGTCAACATTTTTAACTCCTCCAAAAACAAAAGGCATTCCTCTAGTTTCCATAATTTAGTGTTTTGTAATTAACAATATAATGTTGATTTTTTATTTCTTCATTAATTTTAAATTCTATAACATGAGTTTGTTTTAATGTTTCTATATACTTATTTAATATTTTAACATCACATATAAATATATATGTATCTAAAACTGCATCATATAATGATGTAACTGGAATTAATATTGGTTCAACATATCTATTCATTCTATCCATTTCTTCAAAATTATTAAAATCTCTATCATAATATAATTGAGAAGGTAAATATTTACCTGTTATAAATCCTCCTCCAGATTTTACAAATATAGAAACATTTTCATCATTAAATCTAGATGGGATACTAGATTCTTTAAATTGTTTCTTTGTACCCCATCTAGAAACTTCAAGTGCCCTAGTTATTTTAATTCTAAAAGGGCAATGGTTTACACATTTCATTTCATTGTTAACGATACATTGTTATTTAACTCTGCAAATGTAACTTTTTTATCATTTAATATTTCTTTCATCTCAGTTTTACTAGTATTGCATTCACAAGATGAATCAATATATGTAGCATTATGTTCTGCAATTAATGGTTCATTTCTTAATAAATCAATCAATTTACCATCAAAAACAAATTTACACTTTATACTAATTAAATCATTTGCAGTAATAGGGATAAATTCTTTATCAGCATTGAATGGATTAGCATCAAATTCTGCTTTATAATTAGCATTTAATGCTTGCAAGAATCCTTCCATATCGAAATTATCTATATCAAATATACCTTCATCCATCAATTCATCTACATACTGAATAGTTCTATCAATAATTTCTTGTTCTCTATATTCATCTAATGTAACAGATGTACTATTTCTAGTTCCTAATCTCATAGTAGGTAATTCAATATACTTACTACCAGATTTTGTTTCTTTACCAAACACTTGAACTGCATCAAGCATCACCTTTTTAAGTCGTTCAATTCGTTTGGTATAAACATCTCTTCTAGCCTTGATACGTTTCTCTTCTTCTTTGCAAGAGTTAATATCTAATTCAAATTGTCTTACTGCTTGAGCATATTTTTGAAGTTTATCAGAAAGTTCTTCTTCTTTAATTTCTAATAGTTTTTCTTGCTCTTCAGTAATTTCTCCTTCTTGGTCTTCAATTACTTGGAATAATTCTAGAAGGTCAGAACTAATATTATAAATACTTGCCATAATTAATTAAGTTGTTTAATTGTTAATACTCCGTCCGCTACCATCCACGAAATCTCATCTAAATTTAGATTGTATTCATTTTGTAGCATATCCTCAATTTCTTCTCCATCGAGGTTGTTATCACACTGAATACTAAGTATTTCAGTTGTATTATGATTAAGAATATAAACAAACATAACTTAATATTTTACAGTATGATACCTATATTCTTTAATTTTTCCACAATTAGCACATCTGCTGATAATAATTTTACCAACAACTTTATCGAACATAACTAAATCTTCTTCTTTGATTACTTCATAGTTATGTAAACCTAAAATACACATTAACCTTTTCATATTGCTTGATTTAGTATTTCTTTAAATTTTTCATCATAAAAATCATCCCATTCATAATCTGATTCTACTATTTTCATATGTTCTCTAGAATCTTCTACAAATTTAGATAAAACTTTTTTATTTTGTTTATTATATTTTTTAATTAATCTACAAGAACAAAATATACCATTACTACATATTGACGGTATATTTCCAACGCAATTTGCGCATCCTTCCTTTTCTTTTCTAATTACATACAAATTTCCATATTTAGTATGCAAACAAATTGGAATATTATATTCTGTATTAATGTGAACTTCATTTAAATGTAATATTCCAAAATACTTTTTACCTATTTCTAAACTCATGACCTTCTTCTTTTAAAAGATTAACAATTTTCTCCATTATTTCAACACAATTTGGATGTGGTCTACCAGTAGTACCATAATATCTTTTATCTATAATATCTCTCCATTCTTTAATTGAATATGTATATACAACATGAGTACAAGTATCTAAAGGTAATAATCCTCTAGCATCTTGTTTATTCATGCCTTCCATTAAATTAATTTGATAATTATAAAATGATTCATTTATAGAATTAAGGTATCTATCTTTAATACGTTTATCATACTTATTTGGTAAATCAAACCACCAAGGTCTGCATATAGTTCCTTGATCTACATATCTAGTACTTTCTTCTAATATATTATTAGGACTAACTCTATTAAGTTCTCTAGTTGTTGAAATTTGTGTTTGCAAATAAAAACTATATCTAAATATATTTTTAAAAATAATTTCAGTACTTTCAGCTTCTAATATATCTATTTCAAATTTTTCAATAGCATAACTAAAAAACTCATTATCTAATAAATACTGAGAATTAATTGCAAGATATACGCAACTTTGTTTACATATATGATTAATAAAAACATTATTAGATATTACTTTCGCTATATGATCAGTAAGGTTGACAATTGGAATTTTATAATATTTAGTACCATGTCTAAATATAGATAAGTGACCACCTTTAATACGAGCATCTAAAAATTTATCATTATCTACATCTCTTTCGCTTCTATAACATACTTTGGCACATCTAACAATATGTGCTTTAATATCTTCACCTTGTTTCCAAAGTTCTGCTTTTGGCTCAACTATAATCATAATACGTCGTGTGTTATTTGAAGTACTTGATAAAACAGGTTTGCAAGACTCTTATTATTATAAATAACAATATGTGGATTAACATCTATAATTTCAGAATCATGAGTGTCTTCAACTTCATCATCTTCATTTCTAACAATTTTAATTATTCTACCATCAAGTTCACATATTAAATCTGCTCCATTTTTATATCTTACATCAGAAACATAACAAATATTGTGAACTTTAAGTAAATGTTTTATTGTATTTTCAGTAATATTAATCCATATATCTTCACCTAGAATTTTTCTGCATATATCTGTTCCAAAATATTGCATTATATCTCTTAACTTTAAAACAATATATTTACCTTTAACTTTAAGTTCACTATTAATGAAATCAGCAAATTCAAATAAATCATATTCATCTTTACATATATACATATAATTAAATTTTTGAATATCTGCCCAACTTTTAAATTTACCAGTATGTGGACAAAAGTACATTAAATCCTTATGTTTTCTATCATCAAAATATGCTCTAGGTATTTGAAACATTCTTGCAAGAATATCTTTCATAGGGTCAGCAAAGGCAACTTTAACTAATGATAAACTCCCCGTAAGGGAAGCATTACGCGCTACCCATCCTTCATAGCTAGCAATAGTACCGACAGTATTAATATAATGAATCATACTAATCACTGTATCTTTACCACTGCCTTTCTTTCCGGCAACTGCTACAAGTTTAGTTTTCATATATTTCTTTAATTTTGTTCATTGTTACTGTAATAAGAGAACCTTCTTCAAGTTCTATAGTAGTACCATCAAGAAATTGTACAAATATTTGTCTATCTTTTCCTCTATAAACTCTCGCAATTAAGTTGACATTAACATAATGTGGTTCATCATAACCTTTAACATCAACTTGTATAAAAGGAAATATACTACTCATTTTATTAAATTTAATGCAATAAAATTTTTTACTTTATCTTGTAAATCTGATACTTGAGAATTTATTTCAGTAATTATTCTATTAAGAACAACATTATGAATTTTGTTTCCAGTATCACGAACTTCAAAACTATTAATCCAACTTTGTAGAAATAATACTATTTCTGAGTACATAACACATTTATCTACTCTTGAATTATTAGTTTCTTCAATTCGTTCAAGAATATCATCAATATCAATCATATTCAATATCAATTATTTTCAGCAAATTTACAAAATGTTTCGTAAAAATGTGAATTATTTTGACTTAAATACAGGCTTTCTGAGGGCGTTAAATGTGGAGTAATATAGTTATTCATTCTCCACATAAAACGCTCACACAATCAATGCTAGGTAGCAAATTTTAGATTATTTGCCACACATCACAAGAATCCAATGACTCGATATAATTAAGTTCAAAATTAGGTATATCATCTGTTGTATTACTAACATATTCTTTTAATTCTTTAGTTAATCTAATTTTATATCTACCAATATCATCTTTATAACATTTTTTACAACTATCATGAAATTTATCTTTTCCTAATAATATAAAATAATCATAATCACCATATTTATTACTTTGTTTAGCTTGTAAAAAATAATTATATTCTTTGTCATCAATTCTAAACACAAAAAAACCTCTCTTCTTATCGAAGAAAGGTTTGTTTTTATTAACAATTTTATCTATTATGTCATATTTAACTATTTCCATAGAGTTTAACTTCCTTGACATGAAATGGAACTTGATTAACTCCACTTCTTTCACCATAACTAATATATAGCTTTTTGCCTATATATTCATCTCTATGTTTAAGATAATAGGCTTGAGAATCTAATGTTCCATTAATATGTACTTCAAATGTCTCACTATTAATATCATTTTTACATTTGAACAAAGGTATATCATGTCTTATTCCTCCTTCAGGATAAATATCAACAATAGTAAATATACCATCAGTGGTTCTTTTATATTTAATCATAGAACCATTCCGTTTACCAAATTGATATTCTTTATCAGGATGACGCATAATAAGACCTTCAAAACCTTCATCTATAAATTTATTTCTATAATCAAATGCCTCAGCTTCTGAACCAACTAAAAATGAAGGAAGAACTACAAATCTATCAGTGTTAGCAAAATGTTGTTCTTTTGAGTTAATACTAATTAGAAATTCACCAAAATAAGAACGAAGAACATGATTTCTTCTATATTGTGGCATATCTTCAATAGCTAAATCATAACACCAAAATTGAACATCTTTATTTCTAAAACTAGTAGGATCCTTCACATAATGATTAATTTGATTTACAGTACAATTAGGAATATATAATTCTCCATCTAAAGCTATATGGTCTTCACACATAACTTTAAGAAGTTTATCATCTATAACTGAAAGAAGATATTGCTCTAAATTATTTAAACTAGTCCAAATAGTTCCTTCTCTAGATTGAAATCTAAGTTTATATTTATTAAATAAATCATTTTCATTAACTTCTACTGTGATAAAACATCTCAATCCATTGATTTTCCATTGACCAAGATAACTAGCAACACTCTTAAATAATTTATTTTTAGTATTATCAAATACTTTTGCTAGCATAGGTAATAGATTACCTTCACTATTAGTTCTATCTATAGGAAGATATGTATTGAGATAATTCAGTAACTCTCCCTCTACGGGCAGATTAACATTATCTTTAATTTCATAAAGATATTTATATCCGGCTTTTCTTTTAGCATTGACTCTAGATTTAATCTCAGCATCCAAACTTCTAGGAGTAACTATTATTTCCTTTATTAGTTTTTTTCCAACTCTACCATGATATATATTTAGACTAGTATCATCATATTTTTCAATAGCCCAAATACATGGCTCATTATAGTTATTTCTTCTATAAAGAGCTTTAACCCAATTAAAGGTGTACATCATAGTCTTGTTTTTTATTATTATTAATAATTTTTTCTATGCCTTTTCTAATCTTTGGATTCCTCTCTACACTTTCAGGTTTAAGTAAATAAGCAATTTTCTTAAACTTTTTCCAATCTTTTTCACCAATAACTAATTCAGCAAAAGCACCTTCACCTAAAGTGCTTCTATGTCCAAATATATATTTAATTCCATATACTAATCGCTTCCAAAAAGGAAGTCTATTTAAATGAATATTAATATAAACTTCCTTGTCTTCTTCATTGTATGTAATAATACAACAATGATTTATTTCTGCACATTTGCAAATAATCACTTCATCTTTCATTTCTTTTTAAAACTGAATGTCATATTATCTAGAGATATTACATTAGTTTTAACTTTCTTCTTATTAAGTTCATCAAGAAGATTAGAGTCATCACTAAAGAAACTATCTCCAGTTTTAGGATTAACATAATTATAAGTAGTTTTGCCAAAAATATCTTTAGTTTCTAATTTATAATATTGATTCTTTACTTTTGGCTTTTTATTTGTAGTCTTAACTTTAACTTTTTCTATTCCAATACTAGCATCCTTTATTATAATATTTTCTTCATGAACTGCAAGAAACATATTATACATTTTATTATAAGTAAAAGGATTGCTGATATGGTCAATATAATAGGCAAAAGCATTTTTGAAAGACTCTTCATAATTTCTTGTAGTATAGTCAGTTTCAAAATTAAGACCTCTTCTTTTTGCACTATGCCATCTTAATAGTTCTTCGCATAATACAATTGCAGATTTACTATTAAGATTACTACTCAGTGTTCTCCATTCTGTATAATTCATTTAGTCTATTATAATTCTTTCTACTAATTCTATAAATAATAATTCTTTCAGGTTTACCAATCATACAATGATGATATTTAAACCATAAAAGATTATCCCAAGTATGACTCCAAGGATTTATTCCATCTATTGTTCCAGCATTGTAATCAAAAGTAGTAGGAATAATATTTTTACAATCCATAACATTATCATCTACAATTGGTAGATTTCTAATAAATTCTATATCATTTTCATCTTTTAGATTAACTTTTCCATAAGCTAAAATTTCTTTACCTTCAACAAATAATTCAGAATCTAAATAAAATCTACTTCTTTTATAAATATTTTCATTCACTGAATTATCTATATCTTCCTCCTCTTTTGGAGTAATTTGCTGCATCACAATGACACTTGGGTCATGTTTAGTTCCAATACGGCAAAGTATTGTTCTCTTCTTCGTATTTAAGATATTGTACTTTGACATTTTCTAAATACATTAAAGTTTGTGTAATTAATCTATCTACGGTATCTTTATCATTATTAGCAACGAGTTCACTAAAATCTTTGGCATTATATTTATGATTAATTAATATAGGTTTTATCCCATAAGTTTTACGAAGCCAAAGTGCTTCAAGTTTACCAGTTCTATCATTATCCATAAGAGATAATATAACTCCTTGTTTAGATAGTTTACTAGTAAGCCAATCATACTCGTTATGTCTTAAATGATATGTTTCATGTGGAATATTAATAACTCCAATGTTGCCTACATTAATTCCCCCGTAGAGGGAAATGTATCGCTTAACAGCACAACCTATTGCAATTCTATCTTTTGTAGATTTAGTAATAATGATACAGTCATAATCATTTCTTTCAAGCTGATAAATTCCTTCAAGATGATTACAATTACACATAAATTTAGTATAACCTTTATCTCTTTTAGGAAAATACAACTTGATATTACTAATTCCATTTCTATCTCTACCTAATAAATAACCGTAACATGGATCTTTAACATCATAATAATATTTAGGTTTAGGATTTATTTTTCTATTCACATAGAATTGGTCAACAGGATATACAAAATTGATATTTAAATCCTTTAGTCCTATACCAAATTGTTTCCAATATTTTATATCATCATTGTTCCAATCCCTAGTTACTAGTTCTATTATATTCTTTTTATTTTTAATAGAATCAATAGAAGTGTTTATTTCGTTTATGAGATTTACATCTCTTTCTTTGCCATAAAATATATCTTTAAAAACTCGAGTTATATGGGTTAAAACTCCTATAAAATCTTTTTTATCAGAAACATCTATTTTTTTATCTGTTATATTACTAATTACATAAGCTACTAAATCAAAACAATCTCCCCAAAAATATCCAGCAAAATCTCTAAATTTAAGCTTACCTTTTTTATCATATCTAAATCCACAAGTTGGATGAGCATCAATTCTTAATGGAGAACGAATTAACTCACCTGTTTCTATACAATGTTGAATTATAGAATCAGATATTCCAAGATAAGTACTAAAAATAGTTATTTGACTGACTTTAGAAAGAACATATTGTTTTGTTAATTTACCACTATTTATGTTTCTTCCCATATACAAAAATAGCCTAGAGTTATAGAATATTCTACAACTCCAGGCTAATTATAAAGAGTTTAGAATGGCATTTCTTCAGCAGCTTCCATTCCAATTCCTCCCATATCCTCAAATCCTTGAGCCATTGGGTCAGAAACTGGAACTCCACCCATAGCATTGAAGCCTCCACCAACTTGTACACCAACATTTGGAGTCTTAGCCTCTTCAATCTGCTTAGGCTGAATACTTTCAGTAAGAACATTAACACGAAGAGCAGGCATTGTATTAGCCTTATAAAGCTCAATACATCCTTCACCGACAATAGCGGGAAAACCTAAATCTCCGTTGTTACCAACATTCTTCCATTTAGCATTACGACCTTTTCCAGTCTTAATATGACGAAGAAGCTTCATCCAAATAGTCTTAGGCTTACCATTAGCATCTTGATAAATGGGCTTACCATTACTACCTGTAGTAATAAGAGTGTAAACATTCTCAAAGAACTCCTTCCAACCAGCAACTACAGTTTCTGGGTCTACTTGTACATACTGACCATCGTCATCAGTATCATCAAAAGGCAAAGCAAGAACATCAAGTTGTTCCTCTGTAACTGTAGGAAGATAAGTTACAATAATATGCTTTAACCAATTAAATACTGAATCTACAGCCCATGCTTTACTTCCTCCAGGAATAGTTTCAATATTACTTTCTTGAGCTTGGAACTGAAGAGTTACAAACTTACGCTTTGCAACTTCAGGTTCGTTACTTGCAAAAGTAAATAAAAGACGAGGGATTTCAAGACCATTAAAGCTAGGCATACCAGTGGTATCTTCACCAATCTTGATATTCTTAAGCTCAACACTATCAAGATGACCAAGAAACAAACCATTTCCTTTAGCATCTTTGTGGTCAAACTTAAGACGATTAGTACCACGAGCATTACCTAGACCTCTACGGTTCTTTTTAGCAACAGGTTGCGCAGTTGTTGCTTCATTCTTAATTTCTTCTGCCATTTTTAAAAGCTTTTTAAAATGTTAAATAATAGGGATAATAAAAGGTGTGATAGAGTTAATTTCTCATACCACACCTTTTAAAAAATCTATCTTTGTATTATGAACGAGATAAATTACTCAGCATCCTTGCCACCACGAACGATAGGAGCCTCATCCTTCGAAGCACCGAGAGCATAAGCAACAACAGTTACATCCTCGTAACCATTGCTTATTTCCATCTGATAAGGCTCACTAAGGTCAATCTCGAAAATACGATTGACACTTTCCTTATCGTCAAGGTCTTCTTTAAGCTGGTTCCAAACATTGCTATCAGTACCAGTAAGAGCAGCACCAATACCAGTAAGCTTACTATTGTTAGCCAACTTGCAGCCCTGATACTTCTTAATCTCCTTCGGCATTACAAAGTTCGACAGAATGTCAATCTGCTCTTCTTTAGTGATACCCTCACGAGTAAGAGAAGCAACAGTCTCCTCATCAGCACCCTCAAGAGCTGCATTGTACATAGCGTCAAAATTCTGAGTAGCATAAGTAACCTTATCCTTCTTAGTAAGACGCTCGCTAGTAGTCTGATAATTGCCCTTACCATCCTTCAGAACAATACCCTTAGCAACAAACCACTGGTCAAATGCCTTATGAATAGCAATAGCTGCCTCAGGAGTACCAAACTCAAGTTCATGCTCTTCGCAATAAGCAACAAGATTAGGGTCATTGTTACGAATTGCAGCCTCAACACCATCAATAGTATTAAGGAACATCATGTAATCACCATGAGCACAAGACAGAGCACGGCTCACAGGAGCGGTCATACGAAAACCACCATTAGTACTTGTTGCAATGATAGCGGGAGCAACCTCAACATTACGCTGACCAGCATTCACGGCGTTAACGCCAAACATAACTTTCTTCATTGTTTTGAAAATTTTGATAGTTAAACATTAATGTTTTAATAACTAAATAATTAGTTTACTAATTTATTTCTGATGCTTCAATATCAACAATATCAGCATCATTTAATTCTTTGCCTGCGACAACCTTCAATTCAGTAGTTTCCATAACACCAAATAAGACGTCGCTAGCAATTTCTCTAGCACCATAGGTGAAAGCTCTATGACCAATCATAACTCTAGGATATTTAGCATAAGTATCCTTAGAGAACATATCAGCTTGTTGAGCTTCACTATATGAGAAATGACCATACGCAATCACATTCCTTCCATTAACCATTCTTTCAAATTTGTATTCATCTACAAAATCTACTGGTTTACTAGGAATACGATATACGGCAATTTTTCCACTATTGGAAATTTCAGCAATTTGTTGCCGAGTAACTGCAATACCAAATTTAGAAGAACTTAGTTGATACTCTTTATAAAGATTACCTTTAAAATCTTGATACCACTTTACAGGATATACATAAATATCTTCACGTTCTTCAGATGCTGCCTTTTCATTAGCTTCTCTAGCACTTTTAGCATCTCGGCACTTATGAACATAATCGGGAAGACTTCCATCAAGAAAAACATTGAAGCCGTCTGTATATTCATACAGAGGAGCATAATCTTTAGTGTGTTCCCAAATTACTCCTGCCCTCGACAACAAAGCTTTTATAACATGAATATCAACTCCAGTTTTACCATTAATAACATGTACGTGTTCAATACAAGTTGAGAAAGGAAGATTTAAATCCTTTGCTCGCATCATTATTGCAAATCCATCTTCAACTGTTTTAATACCACCCTTTTCACTTCTCATAATTCTCTTGAGAAATGACTCAGCAGCAGCAAGTTGTTCAGGATTAAACAAATCAATTGAACTCATACCATTATCAACAATAACAGAAGCTTTATGCTCATGTTTTACAATAGAAGAAGATTTACTAGTTTGTTCATTAGTGCCATCATTAATTTGATTAGCACTTTGTTCTTCTTTTATCTCATTCATAATGTCAAGGAACTTTTAATTACACTGCAAATATAACACATAGTTTTTAACCTACAAAATTATTTGGTTACTATTTTCGTCAAACACTGCATTTTTTTCTTGTTCATTATGTAGTGTTAAAAAAGGTATTGTTTGCAGATTCTTTATGTTATTTTCTTCTATCGTATCACTACTATATATATAATACACTTTATTCGGAATACCATTTATTTTA